TTACTCCCTGACAGGGTTCGTAGGCCACTCAATATCAGGTGCAGTTGATGTATCAACACGGTTCAGCAACACCCGATACTTTTTCCAGGCTTCCAGCAACAAGGTTTCTTTCTCCGTTGCGATCTCCAGATCCACAGCATCCTGAAGCGGCGCTATATGCTCACTGGCTACCTGCATCAGGCTGTTTTTTGTTTCTTCCGCCTCCCGGATCCGGAACAGTTTTTCTGCTTCCGTATCCTTCACCCAGGCTGTGCCGTTCCACTTCTGAAACTCCCCTTCCGGGGATAACCAGGTGACATTTTCCGGTAATGAGCCGAGTTCAGAAATAAATAACGCGTCGCCGGAAGCCACGTCATAAACCGTTTTACCCCGATGATCTTCAACGAGATGCCACGATGACTCATCACTGTTGAAAACAGCCACGAAACCAGCCGGAATATCTGGCGGTGCAATATCGGTACTGTTTGCTGGCAGACCTGTATGAGGCGGAATATATGCATCACCTTCACCAATAAATTCATTAGTTCCGGACAGCAGATTATAAATTTTTATGGTCCGTGGTTGTTCACTCATTCTGAATGCCATTATGCAAGCCTCACAATATAGTTAAATGCGATGTTTTTGACGGTGTTTTCCGCGTTACCAGCAGCGTTAACGGTGATGGTGTGTCCATGTGAGCCAATCGCAACCGAGTGCGTATGAGCACCAATACCGACAGTATGTGCGTGAGCACCTGCAGATGCAGCTGTGCCGCTGACACTATGAGTGTGCGCTCCTGCAGCACTTGTATTCACACTGGCCGCAGACACTACCTTATGTACTGACCCATTTTGTGACCACTGGCTGACTGCTGATGCGCCTGTGACACTATGAGTATGGTTTCCGGCACTTGCGGCTGTACCGCTCACACTGTGCGTATGCGCCCCGATGTTATTCGTGGATTTAGTGCCGTAATCAAACGACGATGTGGTTTTCGTCCCCAAATCCGTACTGGATGCGCTGGCGCTGTGGGTGTGCGATTTAATGCCGTCCTGTTCCTGAGACAATACGGCCCGACCACTGGCAGGTTTGCCCTTAATCGTCCAGCCACGCATATCAGGGATCACGCCTGACGGATAAGCGGCTGCAAGTTTCGGGTATGCAGATTTGTCAAAAGTCTGCCCCTGCATCAGGGCATAACCAGACGGAACGGTATCTGATGGCCACGGGATTGGTGCACCGACTGGATAAAACTCTGCAGGAGGATGAGCCGAGGTGTAAAGCTGCGCCCACGGCGACCAGTTTGCGTCGGTCGTATCCCGTCGTGAACGAATAAATGCCGGAGCATGAGCACCGCTTGTACCACTCCAGCCGATGAGTAACTCACCTTCGCCAACGGCTGTCATCCCTTTCAGGTGAATGATATTTCCATACGTTGTTGGATATCCGTTGTTATACACCTCGTATAACTCAAGACCTGCTGCCCCCTGCGTATTGTCTGTCAGCGCGGCTACCCGACCTTTTGAAGCCAGATTAACTGATGATACTGCTGTTCCACCTGACGGTAGCGCCCCGATCTCTGATGCCGTTGGCTTATTTCTGGAGTTATAGTCCCTTCGCCAGCCAGGTGAATAATCTGTTCCGTGATTAATATAGGTAAACTGGGCGTTGGTTGTTCCGCCACCGCTGGATGTGGTCGGAGTGGTAATGCGGATCGTCATCGCTGACTTTATCCCCATTACTTCAATGACAGCTCCGGCGAGATGAATATTACCGCAGCCAGTATCAGTAATGATTTTATTATTGCCATAAGACCAGGAACCCTTGCACATCCAGTATGGATGGTTAAATGCTCCCTGAGAATCCAGCCACTCGATAAACTGTGCAGTCGTCCAGTTTCCTGTTGTTGTGCTTACTGACCCACCGAAGGCACGGCAGGCACCAATATTTTTCGTAAAGGTGTCTTTGCCAGGGATATCCGCACCGTTCTGATCTTTCTGCAGACGTTTCTCAGCATTGTCATTGGCTGCTTTTACTGCCTTTGGCGTTGCCGCCAGCGTTTCAGACGTGCTGTTGGTCGCGCTGCTTAGCTGGATTATCCCTTTCTGTGCTGTCGTTGCATCCTGTGCGGTGTATTTCCCGTTAGCCAGGTCATACGCGGCCTTAACGGCTTTTGGTGTTGCCGCCAGTGACTCGGAAGTGCTGTTAGTCGCACTACTGAGCTGTACTATCCCCTTTTTCGTCGTGCTCGCATCCTCAAGTGCCACGGCGGATGCAATATCCTCTGCCCGTTTTGCCGCTGTCTCAGCGCGCGTTGCTGCAGATTCCGCCGTACTTTTGCTCTGAGCTGCTGCCTTCGCACTACCAGCAGCCTCTGTCGCCTTCGTGGATGCCGTCGTGGCGCTGCCCTTCGCTGCTGACGCCTGTCTGGTCGCCTCATCTTTTGAAGCAGACGCCGATGATGCCGATGACGCCGCCGAACTGGCGGACGATGCCGCTGCCGTTTTTGAGGATTCTGCACGGGTTTCCGACGCTTTCGCGTTCGTTTCGGATGTCTTCGCTGCGGAAGCTGACCTCGCTGCTGCCGTGGCCTGCTCAGTGGCTTCGCCAGCCTTCGTTGTGGCTGTTGAAGCGGATGATGCGGCGCTTTCTGCCGATTTTCCGGCGGCGGTGGCACTGGCTGAGGCCTGCCCGGCACTTGTTGACGCGGCACTGGCAGACGACGCAGCCGCTGTTTTTGAGCCTGCCGCAGCTGAGGCGCTCTGTCCCGCTGCCGTCTCAGAAGACCTGGCGTTCGTCTCGGACGTTTTTGCCGCCTTCGCGGAATTTCCTGCCGCCGTTGCCGAGGAAGCTGCGCTACTGGCGCTCAAGGATGCGTTCGTTTCTGATGATTTCGCTGCCTCTTTTGAGGCCGCCGCATCCCGGGCTGAGGTGGCAGCTTCTGACGCTTTCGTGGTCGCGGTGGATGCAGAAGTGGCGGCTGATTGTTCTGACGCTGCGGCATTCGTTTCTGACGTTTTCGCCGCACCGGCACTGGTAGCTGCCACGCTTTTTGAGGACTCTGCAGCGGCAGCACTTTTTGAGGCTTCAGTGGCCTTTGTTGATGCCGTTCCTGCGCTGGAAGACGCTGACTGAGCCGACGAAGCGGCCTGTCCGGCTGACGTGCTGGCTGCACGTGCTGAATCTGCAGCATCAGTCGCATGGGTTGCCGCCTCACGGGCAGATGTGCTGGCATCGCCGGCTGACTTCTTCGCGGCTGCCGTGTTCTGTGCCACTACGGACGCGTTACGCGCCACCTCTTCCACCATCAGTTCAAAACGGCGCAGTGCCTCCGGACGGGCATCATCCTCCGTCATGGCACCGAGAAAATCATTCAGCGTACCGGGTTGAGAATCTTCATACACGGTGATGGTCCCGGCATGTGACGGCGGGAATCCTTCCACCAACAGAATAACGCTGTACTGACCGTACTCAACGTCCATGCTGTAACGCCCGGCTTCATCCGGATTTTCTGAGGCCAGCGTGTTCACCACCACCGTGGTGCTGTTACGTTTTGCTTTCAGCTGGATTGTGCAGTTCTGTACCGGTTTTCCTGTGCCGTCTTTCAGTACACCTGAAATCTTTACTGCCATATTCACCCCACAAAAAAGCCCGCCTGAACCGGCGGGCTGTCATAACACTGTGTTACCTGGCTAATCAGAACTTATAACCGACACCCACGATGAAACCGTCAGTGCGCCAGTCGCCACTGCCGGAGCCTTCATAAGCAATATCAATGGCCACGGATTCGGTCGGGTTAAACTGCACGCCAGCTCCCCACGCCAGAGACGTGTTGCTGTGGCGACCGTCATCACTTCCGGTCAGTACATCGTGCGTTTTCCCCTTGTTGTCAGTTACGCGAAGATAATCCCCGGAGAAAGTCGACACACGGCTGTAAGCCACACCCGCCATCGCATACGCGCTGAACCATTCATTCACGCGCACAGACGGCCCCGCCATCACGCTGAACCAGCGGTTACGCACGGAATCTTCATGCCAGCGGGTATCGCTGTAATGGGTCAGCTGGCGATTCTTGTCTCCTGCATAGCTGAATGACGTCACCATCCCCAGTGTGTCCGTAAACTCATAACGGTATTTCACGTTAATCCCGTTCAGATCATCGCTGCCGGGAACGTTCGTCGAGGCATGAAGATACCCCGCGCTCAGCGTGGACTGATGTTCAGACGCCCATGCAGGCGCACCGGATACGGCCAGACAAATGGCTGCGGACAAAATGGCGGCATAAAGTTTACGCATAATTACCTCTCGCTTTTCTGCAATAAAAAAGGCGTCATTTCTGACGCCCGTTATGGGTTATAAAATTCAGCTGATACTGATACCTGCTGTGGATTTCTTCATCACCACAACCAGCAGATCGCTGATACTGGTTGTTGGTGTCCAGTTATTCGCTCCTGATGAAGATACGGTGAATGTCAGTGTCAGTGTCCCCTGTCCGGCAGGCATATCTATAACTGAGGAAAATACGCCCTGAGCATCCGTCGTGGACTGATTAAAAATCTCCTGACCATTGCGGGTCACTCTTAACCGGCAGGTTGAATACCAGTATGACTGTTGGTTATTACTGTTGAAATTCTCATGCTTACCACCGCGGAATAACACTGGCGGTATCATGACCTGCCGGTCAAATTTCTGATCATCACTGATTCTTACCGTGATGGTGCCACTGGCATAACTGTTCGTGCGGGGGAAAGACTTGCTGACCGTTTTGACAATATCGCCTTCAATCTGATTGGCTGACAGTTTCCCCTTAATCTGACAGTTTTCATTAATCGTGACATTGTTGAGCGTCCCTGAATTTGCATTCACATTACCGCTGATATCCGCATTTTTAGCGGTCAGCTTTCCGTCCGGTGTCAGGGAAAATGCCGGCGGATTTCCACCGCTGGTAATGGTGGGAGCCGTCAGGCGTTTCAGGAACACGTCGTTCATGAATATCTGGTTGCCCTGCGCCACAAACATCGGCGTTTCATTCCCGTTTGCCGGGTCAATAAACGCGATACGGTTAGCGGCAACCAGAAACTGGCTCAGCTTGCCTTCCTCCGTGTCCTCCATGCTGAGGCCAATACCCGCGACATAATGTTTGCCGTCTTTGGTCTGCTCAATTTTGACGCCCCACATGGCATTCCATTTATCGTTAGCGTCCTTCCACTCTTTCGAAAACTCATCCAGTCTGCTGGCGTTATCCTCCGTCAGATCGACTTTTTCCAGCAGCTCCTTGCCGAGATGAGATTCGGTTATCTTGCCTTTGAAAAAATCCAGGTAACCTTCCGCATCATCGCTCGCCCGACCGACGGCCTCCACGAATGCCGATTTGCCAACGGTGTTCACACTGCGGATATAAAAGTAATAATCATGGCCCGGTTTGATATTGATACTGGCGGCTATCCAGTACAGCCCCGTGCCAAGGTAGCGGGCTGTGGTTTCAACCTGCCTGATATCGGCAATCCGCGTTTCCGAGAACCAGAACTCAAACTGTACCGTCGGATCATAAACCGCAAGATGCGGCGTGGCAGTTATCTGAAAATAGCCCGGCGTCAGCTCAATCCGCGACGGCGCTGCCGGGGCGGCAATCCGGAACGATACCGATGCCGGATCGCCCTGCTGTCCCCACGCATTTACCGCCCGGACCGTCAGCGTGTAACGCCCCAGCGCCAGTTGCCTGAAGCGGTATGTGGTTTCCGTCGTCCGGGCCGTGCTGACCAGCCGCTCACTGCCGTCATCCGCTGTTACGGTCAGACGGAGCAGGAAGCTCACGCCCTTCACCACCTTCGGCGTGTCCCAGCGCGCCAGCACCTGATATTCCCCGCTGTCTGCGGTGACTTCGGCGGTCAGGTGCTGCACCGCTGGCGGCGTGACACCATTCACCGTGCCGCTCTGGTCGCCGTCAAAGTGCGCCCCGTTATCCACGATGGCCTCTTTTTCCGGTACATGCTGCACGGCGGTGATGGCATACGTGCCGTCGTCGTTCTCACGGATACTCACGCAGCGGAACAGGCGCTGGCGCAGCGTCGGCAGCTTCAGCCCCCACACGCTGTATTCAGCAACGCCGTCAGGAACACGGCTCACTTTCACCTTCACGCCGTCGGTGACGGACTGAACCTCCACGCTGACCGGATTGCCACTTCCGTCAACCAGGCTTATCAGCGTGGTACCGGAGGATGGCAGAGTGATTTCACGGTCGAGCGTCAGCGTCCGGGTCTGGCTGTTTACCGCCAGCACGCGCCCGCCGATGCTGATACCGGCATAGTCATCATCACAGATTTCAATGACATCGCCCGGCACATGGCGAAGACCTTCTGCGCCCACGCTGAAGTCCACGGTCTGCGTTTCCAGCAGTTCTGTTTTAATCAGCCACAGCCCGGCGCGGTGTGCCTGCCCCCGGCTGGTACAGCCAAAAGCATCCATCTTCGTGACGTTACGACCGTAACGGGCAATGGCCTGCGTATCCTCCACAAGCTCTGTCGCCGTCTCCCAGCCGTTATCCGGGTCAATCCAGTTCACCTCAACGGCATTATGGCGGTCTTTCAGGGCGCTAAAGCTGTAGCGGAACGGCGCGCCATCATCCGGCATCACCACATTACTGCGGTTATAGGTCCACACCTTATCCGACGGTCGGTCCTGCACGAACGTCAGCGTCTGCCCGTTCCATACCGGCATACAGCGCATCGCCGAGCAGAAATCACTGAGCACATCCCACGCCTTGCGCTGTGTGGTCAGCCAGGCATTACAGGTGATGCGCGGCTCCGTGCCGCCAAAGCCGTCCGGCACTGACTGGTCGCAGTACTGGCCGATGACATACAGCGCCCATTTGTCCACATCCGCCGCACCAAGACGTTTCCCCATGCCGTAGCGCGGGTGGGTCAGCATATCCCACAGACACCAGGCCATGTTGTTGCTGTATGCTGGTTTTAACGTTCCGTCCCAGATACCGCTGTATTGTCGCGTCTGCGGGTTATAATTCGACGGCACCTGCAGAATACGCCCGCGCAGATGATAATTACGGCTCACCTGCTGGCTGCCGAACTGCTCCGAGTCCACCTGCACGCCGACCAGTGCCGTGTTCGGGTAGCACTGTTTCACATCGATAATTTCGGTGTATGACGACCAGAGCGTTTTGTTCTGCAGCTGGTCTGTGGTGCTGTCCGGCGTCATCCTGCGCATCCGGATACTGAACGGGCGCGGCGGCAGGTTATCCACCACCACCGAGGCCAGATACTGTGAAGTGGTTTTACCCTTAATGGTGATGTCCTTTTCCGTCACCCAGCCACCGTTACGTTGTATCTGAACCAGCAGGCGGACTTCCGATGGATTCCTGTCCCCCTTTGAGGTGGTTTCCACCAGTGCCTGCACGCCGAAAGTAAAACGCAGACGGTCAATGTTTGCCGACGTGATGGTCCGGGTGATCGGCGTGTCATATTTCACTTCTGTACCGAGCACCGTCTCGGAGCCGGAGGATTCAAATCCCTCCGGCGGTGTCTGCTCCTGCTCACCGGCCCGGAACACCACCGTGACGCCGGATATATTGGTATTCCCCTCACTGTCCAGCACCGGCGTACTGTTCAGCAGCACGCTTTTTAATCCATCCACCGGACCTTCAACCGGCCCTTCGCTGATGGCATCGATCACACTCAGCAGCTGCGTGGACTTCAGGTTATCTTTCGCTTCGCGCGGGGTATGCCCCTTACTGCTGCCTTTACCCATTCGTCATGCTCCATAAACGATAAAACCGCCCGGAGGCGGTTTCACATAAAACATTTTGCATCAGCGACCAATCACCACAACCTGACCACCGTCCCCTTCGTCTGCCGTGCTGATCTCCTGAGAAACCACGCGTGACCCCACGCGCATTTCACCGTACAGAACCGGCAGAACATTGCCCTGGGCAACCATGTTATCCAGTGAGGAGAAATAGGTGTTCTGTTTGCCGTTATCCGTTGTCTGTGTACGGGGAGTTCTGGCTTTCGGTGCCAGCATCTGCGCCACACCACCGAGCACCATACTGGCACCGAGAGAAAACAGGATGCCGGTCATACCACCGGCCCCAATGGCTGCCCCCCATGCTGCAAGGGTGGCTCCGGCGGTAAAGAATGATCCGGCAATGGCGGCAGCCCCCAGGACAATCTGGAATACGCCACCTGACTTGGCCCCGGCGACTCTGGGAACAATATGAATCACAGCGCCATCAGGCAGAGTCTCATGTAACTGCGCCGTTAACCCGGACGTGCTGACGTCCCGCCCGGCAATCCGTACCTGATACCAGCCGTCGCTCAGTTTCTGACGAAACACCGGGAGCTGTGTGGCCAGTGCGCGGATGGCTTCAGCCCCCGTTTTCACACGAAGGTCGATGCGGCGGCCAAATCGTTGCAAATCCCCGTAAAGGCAGATGCGCGCCATGCCCGGTGACGCCAGAGGGAGTGTGTGCGTCGCTGCCATTTGTCGGTATACCTCTCTCGTTTGCTCAGTTGTTCAGGAATATGGTGCAGCAGCTCGCCATCACCACAGTAAATGGCGGCATGATTCGGCACCGATGAACCAAAACAGCACAGCAGCACATCGCCCGGTTGTGCTGATGACAACGGCACCTGATACAGCCCTGTGGCCTCCAGATTATCCAGATAGAGATTCTGACCGTGACGCCACCAGTCATCCCCGCGATGAAAATCCGGCATCTCAATCCCCGCCAGATGATAAGCATCCCGGAACAGCGTGTAACAGTCCGTCACCCCGTGCTCAAAGCGCCGCCCGGTGAGATGCGGCACACAGCGGAACTTATGAATCGTCCCCCGGCAGACCAGCCACCACGGCAAATCACTCTGCACCTGCAGCCGCCGGTCGGCCTCACTCAGCCAGGGCAGACCACCGGGGTGGCTGTGGACCAGTGCCACAATCTCACCCTGCATTTCTGCCTGCAGCCAGTCCTCCGGCGACATACGGAAATACGCCTCCGGCTCACCGGAGATATTCACGCAGGGGAAATATCTTTCCCCCTCCGGCGTGCTTACCACGAAGCCGCACGACTCCGCTGGCGCACATCGCCGGGCGTGCGCCAGAATCGCTGATTCTGTCTGTGTCATGGGATTTACTGCGAAAGTTTGTTAATGGAAAGGAAGCCGCCAAAGTTGCCGACGTTATTGCGAAACTTACAGCCACTCAGGCATTTGCTGCATTTATCCTTCGTGATATCGGACGTTGGCAGGTCATATTCATCCGCGACCGCCGGACCGTGATAACCGCACTCATCGCCGCGATAGGTCCAGGTGCAGGTGTTGGCCAGCATGATACGTCCCGGAAAAACAGCGCCGTCCGTTTCCGTCGGCGTGGACAGTACAAAAGAGGCACTCACCGCGCTCAGTTCGCTGCACTGCTCAATGCGCCAGCGGCTGATCACCTCCTGCTCCGGATCGGCGTCACTGTTTCCGTTGACGAAGTTCACCGCATCCAGAAAACGGGCGTAAACCTTACGCCGGACCACCGTTCCGCCGACCAGACTCTGCAGATCTTCCGCCATCCCGGTGACCATACCGTACAGGTTAGAAACCGTCAGCGTGGGGCGCGTACTGGTGCCTTTGCCATTCAGTTCAAAACCACTCCCCTGAATGGGATACGGCTGATACTGTCGCCCCTGCCAGGTGACCGGCTCACCTTTTTCGTTCTGCTCATTACAGAAAAAATAACGTTCTCCACCGACCTCTGTCAGGTCGATTTCCCAGAGCACCACGCTGGCCGACTGCTCCGCACGGGTGCATTCATTCAGTGTTTCCTGCCGGATATCCTGCATCAGTTCACCACCTGTTCAAACTCTGCGCTGAACTCAACACGCAGCATACTGACCCGCGACGACCATTTTGCGCAGGTCACCTTTATCTGCCGCCACTCATAAGGCGGCGTCCACAGAAAGGCTTTCCAGCCCCCGTGCTCTTCCAGAAACGACTCCAGTACCGTGGCCTCCTCACGGGGGACAGAAAGCGTCACGCTGTACGTTTTCAGGTTGGCATTCAGCCCGGCAGGCGCTCGCTGGGAATAGCCATCACCAAAGCGCACCTTTCTTACAGAAGGGGCCGAAGCCACATCCATACCGGGTTTCACTTTCCAGCGGAAGGTTTTCATCGTCCACCTCCGGAGAACAGACCACCATCGCGCATCTGTGCCTGGATTTCATCACGGGCACCCTTGCGGGCCATGTCATACACCGCCTTCATCATCTGTGGACCTGGCAGACCATTCGTACCGTCGTTCTGAATCACCACGTGATTGTTCTGATTAAAATTAATGCCTTCAGCCCGCCGCATCTGCGCCGGACTTCCGGCACCGCCCACATAACCACCTTCCGCATAGCCCCGCATCAGGCGGTACAGGTTGCCGACACCAATCCGGCTGGTTGCCTCCTTCGTGAAGACAAATTCACCACGGTGAACAATCCCCGCTGGCTCATATTTGCCGCCGGTTCCCGTAAATCCCCCGGTCGCAAAATGGAATTTCGCCACAGCGGCCTGAATGGCTGTACCGCCTGACGCGGATGCGCCGCCACCAACAGCCCCGCCAATGGCGCTGCCGATACTCCCGACAATCCCCACCATTGCCTGCTTAAGCAGAATTTCTGTCATCATGGACAGCACGGAACGGGTGAAGCTGCGCCAGTTCTGCTCACTGCCGGTCAGCATCGCCGCCATATTCTGCGCAATACCATCAAAGGTCTGCGTGGCAGCACTTTTAACCTGCGACATACTGTCCGTGGCACTCTCTTTCCACTCGCTCCAGCCGGACTTGAGGCCAGCCACCCAGCTCCCGCGAAGCAGGTCTTCAGCTGCCCAGGTCTTTTTCTGCTCTGACATGACGTTATTTAGCGCCAGCGGATTATCGCCATACTGCTCCTTCAGACGCTGTTCCGTGGCGTCCCGCGCTGCCTGCCGGTCAGTAAGCCCCCGGTTTTTCGCCTCAATGGCTGCCCGTTTTGCCCGTTGTTGCTGTGCGAACTTATCCGCCTGCTGCGCCAGCGCGTTCAGGTGCTCCTGATACGTGACCTTATCGCCAAGTACAGCCAGCTGGCGTTTGTACTCCAGCGTCTCATCTTTATGCGCCAGCAGGGATTTCTCCTGTGCGGATAGCTGGCGACGTTGTGCCGCCTCCTCCAGTACCGCGAACTGATTTTCCGCCTTCCACAAATCCCGGCGCTGCTGGCTGATTTTCTCATTCGCTCCGGCATGCTTCTCCAGCGTCCGGAGTTCTGCCTGAAGCGTCAGCAGGGCAGCATGAGCACTGTCTTCCTGACGATCGCCCGCAGACACCTTCACGCCGGACTGTTTCGGCTTTTTCAGCGTCGCTTCATAATCCTTTTTCGCCGCCGCCATCAGCGTGTTGTAATCTGCCTGCAGGATTTTCCCGTCTTTCAGTGCCTTGTTCAGTTCTTCCTGACGGGCGGTATATTTCTCCAGCGGTGTCTGCAGCCGTTCGTAAGCCTTCTGCGCCTCTTCGGTATATTTCAGCCGTGATGCTTCGGTATCGCTCTGCTGCTGCGCATTTTTGTCCTGTTGACTCTGCTGTTCAGCCTTCTTTCGGGCGGCTTCAAGCGCAAGACGGGCCTTTTCACGATCATCCCAGTAACGCGCCCGCGCTTCATCGTTAACAAAATAATCATCCTTGCGCAGATTCCAGATGTCGTCCGCTTTCTTAAACGCAGCCTCTGCCTTAATCAGCATCTCCTGAGCGGTATCAGGACGACCAATATCCAGCACCGCATCCCACATGGATTTGAATGCCCGTGCTGTCCTGTCTGCCCAGGTTTCCAGCGTGCCCATGTTCTCTTTCAGGCGTCGGGTCTGGTCATCAAACCCTTTCGTTGCGGCCTCGTTCGCCGCCTGCAATGCCCCGGCTTCATCGCCGGAACGCTGCAACTGAGCAACATACGCAATCTGCTCCGCCGTCACGTTATGGAACTGGCGCGCCATCGCCGTCAGCCCCGACGTCGGGTCAGTGGTCAGCTTCCCGAAGGCTTCAGCGACCTTGTCCACCTCCACGCGGATGCAGAAGAGAAACGCGTCACACTCTGGCTGATGGACGCAATCTGAGCCTCACCGCTTACCCCCGCCTTAACCAGTGCGCTGAGTGACTCGCTGGTCTGGTTAAACGTCAGCCCTGCCGCCTGCCCGGCTCTGGACAGGACCAGCATACGATCTGCCGTCAGACCCGACTGATTGCCGGCAAGGACCAGCGTTTTGTTGAAATCGGACAGGGTTGAGTTGCCCTGATACCAGGCATACGCCAGCGCACCGGTCGCCACCGCCAGCGAGGTGGCCCCGACCATCGGCAGGGTGATCGCACCTGCAAGCCCCCTGAACATGGGGATCATCCCGCCGAAGGAGTCCTTCACCTGCCCCCCCTGTTGCAGCAGGATCAGCCACGGACTTTGCCCGCCTGCAAGCTGCGTGGCCACGTCGGTGAACTGTGCAGGCAGCATACGCATGGCGGCTTTATACTGCCCGACGGAAATCCCCGCTTTCTGTGCAGCCAGCGCCTGCCGGTTCATCGACTGTTCAACGACTGCCGCTGTTTTTTTCGCATCACTTTCCGTACCGGAAAAATGACGCCTGACTCTGGCCATCTGCTCGTCAAATCTGGCCGCATCCAGACTTAAATCAACGACCAGATCGCCTACCGGTTCAGCCATACCGGACTCCTCCTGCGATCCCTTCTGATACTGTCATCAGCATTACGTCATCCTCTGTCATGTCCGCCACATCCGGGGAAGCGGGGATAACTTCATTCCCGTCCGGGCCAAAGCGGACGCCTCCGGCAAGCCCTGCCGCTTTCTGCATCAGCACATCATCTTCAGGCTCTTCGTCAGCCTCACGCCGGTTCAGCAGACTGAAATCCAGCGGATGCATATCCGGATCGCTGAAAAACAGGCTGAGCACGGTGTACGTCAGCCCGGAAAAGTGCATATCCAGCAGAACATCATGAAAATAATGGGTACTGTAAAAGCGGTGCCAATCGGCATACTCCGTGGATGACATCCCGGCAAGCATGGCACGCCAGTCGGGTCGCCCCATCTCGCGCGCCAGTTTCAGGGCAAAACTCAGCTCACCGTCGAACACTTTCCCGCAGAAACAGGCTCTGCAGGCCCGGCGTCCTCTGCCTGTTCAGGGGCATTATTCACCACAAACTCATACATACCGGACAGCCGGTACACCACGTTTTCAGCATGAGAAATTGCCTCTGTGGGCCAGGTGGTAAGCACTTCCTGCTCAATCTGTTTAACGGCTTCATTCATGGAAGGCTGCTTTGTCTTCTGCGGATGGTTATGCCACAGGGACATAGCCACCACAAAAGCACCGGTTCTGATGGCGTCTTCCACTGTAAACTTCCGGTTGCTGTCTGACTCCGCCTGTTCTGCCTGCCGTTTCATCAGGGCGAGATGCTCAATACGCTGCAGGGCTGAAAGTTCAGAAAGCGTGACGGTCACGCCGTTATGTTCAAATGATTCGGTTTTCAGGAACATCGCTGACTCTCCGGATTAACTGTCGGTGACAGTGATTTCTGCAACCGCAGCAAGTTCACCATTACCGGATACAACCGGAATGTTGACCTTACCTGCAGCAACGCCTTTCACGGTGATGGTCATACCACTGACCGACACGGTGGCTTTTGTTTTATCCGCTGACACCGCACGGAAGCTCTTGTCAGTTGCGCCCTCCGGCTGGAATGCCACGGTCAGCGTGGTGCTCTGCCCTTTCACCACCGAGGAGCTGGCAGGCGTCACGGTCATACCGGTTGCCGCCGTCACCGTACTGCGATCTTCTGCCATTGACGGACGGCCCACATTGGTGACCTTCACCGTACGGGTGATCACTTCCTTCGCCGTCACCGCCTTACCGATACTGCTGACCCAGCCACGGAACACATCGACCGTGCCGTTCGGGAAGCGGATTTTATAGGCACGGGTATCACCTTCATTAAACCACGCCAGCAGCGCCTGCTGCCCCTGCTCTCCGGGCATCCACGCCAGCGTGAAGCTGGTATCTCCGGCGGATTTCTGCCCCTGCCCGGTCGCGGTCCAGTCCGCATCTTCATCATCGAGATAACTGTCGTCATAGGACTCAGCGGTCAGTTCGCCGGGCGTCAGGTCTTTAACTTTTGCCAGACGCGACCAGTCAACGTCTGAAAGCGGGTTCGCATAAGGGTCGCCGCTCCCGTTATAAACCCACAGGGTGGTTCCGGCACCTTTCACCGGTATTGCTGGATTTGGTACAGGCATATCGTCCTCACATTTCATAGGTAATGACATAAGTCAGATCGGCAGAACTCCACAGGCCCGCATCATCGTCGCGCCGGTAGTCATAGCCACTGGCCACCATACTGGTGATCAAATCTGACAGTGCCGGGATATCGCTCATCACCGGATAAATCCGGGACTCCATCCACGCATCCAGCTCTGAATCCGGCACCTGAGCAGGCAGGAAAACTTCGATATGCAGCTCCGCCTGCCAGGTATCGCTGTCCAGCTCTTCGCCCGTGTATTCAGCGCCAGTGAGATAAACGGCAACTGCCGGAAAATCCGCCTCATCAAAAACAGCGGGGCGACCATCAAAAAACGTCGCCCCGGTGTCATGCTTCTCCAGTGCATCCAGTACTGCTGCACGGAGTTCAGTATGTTTCATCGCTTTATTACCATCCTCAGTTGATGCTGCAGCGCATAGCCCAGCTTTTTCGGAAGACGTTCACGCCGTATCCGCTCAATATTTTGTTTAAACGCCGTGGTCAGCGGCACCGCCATCGGGATTTTCACTACATCAATGGGGTAACGGTTTTTCCCGGCCACACGCTGCATGACATGCCACCGGCCATTTTTCAGTTGCTGAATAAACGCGCCGGGAATACGACGGTTACCCACCACAAGCACGCTGCCGCCACCTTTCAGGGCTGAACGCTGCCCCTTTTTACGACGCCTGCGGCGCGAAAGGACAACCCGCGCATTACCCAGCTTGATTACGGGCAAATCCCCCCGGTTAACTTTGATTCTGGCCTGCGGATTTTTGACCGTGGCCCTTTTCAGCCAGGCCCTTTCCTTTACCAGTTTCCGGCGTACCTTTGTCTCACGGGCAACCTGTGACGCCGACTGCGATATCGCGGATGAAGCAACGCGGTTAATGGCCATTGCGGCGGCACCGGGCACCGCCGTTCTGCTGATACGGCTGAGGTTTTCAACGGCCTGCTCAAGACCTTTTATGGCCATACATCCCCCTTTCAGCGGCGACGGTTAACGGCAGGCGGTACGCCCCGCCCAAGCCAGAGATGACAGCTTCCGCCATCATCCGGCGAAATCCGGTCTATCCAGAAGTTTTCCTCACCGATGGTCAGCGTGTCGCCGCGCCGCAGCTGCCGCACATCATCAGTCCGGACAAACAGGGACGGGCTGGAGCCTTCAACGCGTACGCCCTGTCCGGCATAGCTGATATTTTCAGGGTCATCAAAAACACCACGTATTACTGCGCCGGACTGCTCACCGGATGTCATGGTGGCTGACGTTCCCATGTACCCGCGTATCGTTTCATCGGCGCGGGCAATGGCAGCATCGAACAGGTTATCGAAATCAGCCACAGCGCCTCCCGTTATTGCATTCTGGCCAGGCCACGTTCTGTCATTTCGGCTGCCACACCGGCAGAGACACGAAACGCCGTTCCCGGCAGCACAAATGCCACAGGTTCATCCCGCGTGGCGTGAAGTGCATCGGTATGCAGCGTCACCAGTGCCACAACCGTGACCAGAGCAGCCGTATCAGTCACGGTATCCGTCTGTGCTGATACCACCTCATTTTCATGTCCGGTCAGCGCATTTTCCGGGCTGACAGACGTGTCCTGACCGGCTGCGTCATCCGTGTCATCAAGCTCCTCTTCCAGCTCTGCCACACGGAGCGCCAGTTCTTCTTTCGTCCCCGTCAGGCTGACATCACGGTTCAGTTGCTCACCCAGCGAGCGGAGACGGGCAATCAGTTCATCTTTCGTCATGGACTCCTCCACAGAGAGAAAATGGCCCCGAAGGGCCATGATTACGCCAGTTGAACGGACACGAACTCATCAGGATCAGCCAGCAGCATCAGCGGTGCTGACTGAATCATGGTGAACTCTCGCGCCGGATCGCCGGATGTCTTCCAGTTTTTCGGATAACGGGGAGACGCATTAATACCCTCACTCAATGCATCCGCATCCTGAATACAGCCATAGGTGCGCAGACCGCGTGCATGAGTGTTCCCCAGCACCATCGTGGTGTCCGGCAGGAAGTTCTTTTTGACGCCGTTTTCCACGTACTGTCCGGAATACACGACGATGGCCACATCGCCATACATTCCCTTATAAGACACCGCTTTGCCCAGGTCTTTTACCGCAGTCTCCAGCTCGGAATTAGAGCCGCGACGGGTATCCAGCTTCTCCTTGACGGCTTTGAAGGAACGGAACAGCGCCCAGCCTTTCGGATCAAACACGATGATGTTCACCACACCGCTGGCGTTCAGCGCGTAGGCTTCGATATCGTCGGTCGGGTCATACGTGGACTTGTCACGCTTGCTCCACTCCGTGCCGCCGGACTGTGTGATGTTATTCGCCGCACTGCGGCCCATATCCACCTCAACCGGATCGAAGGCTTCACCGGTCATGGTGTATTTGCCCTTGAGCACGGCAGAAACTGCCTGCATCTCTTCGACCTGAGCAATGGCCAGCTCTTCGTCACGCATGTTCTGCATGATGATGCGACGGCGGCGGTAAGCCGGGTCCGCCAGATTCTGCGGATCTTCATCCGGCAGGCGACGCAGGGTCATCTGCGGATTCACTTCATGCTTGGGTTTGACATATCCCGGCGTAAATTCAGAGGTGGAGCCGCCACGGGAACGGATAACCTCACCGGAAACAATCGGCGAAACGTACAGCGCCATGTTTACCAGTCCCGGAATTTGTGAGAGATAGACTTTCTCCGTAGTGAAGGGATAGCTCTCACGGAAAAAGAGACGCAGAAACAGCGGATCAAACTTAAATTTCTGCTCATTTGCCGCCAGCAGCTGGGCGGTTGTGTACATCGACATAAAAAAATCCCGTAAAAAAAGCCGCACAGGCGGCCTTTAGTGATGAAGGGTAAAGTTAAACGATGCTGATTGCCGTTCCGGCAAACGCGGTCCGTTTTTTCGTCTCGTCGCTGGCAGCCTCCGGCCAGAGCACATCCTCATAACGGAACGTGCCGGACTTGTAGAACGTCAGCGTGGTGCTGGTCTGGTCAGCAGCAACCGCAAGAATGCCAACGGCAGCACCGTCGGTGGTGCCATCCCACGCAACCAGCTTACGGCTGGAGGTGTCCAGCATCAGCGGGGTCATTGCAGGCGCTTTCGCACTCAATCCGCCGGGCGCGGTTGCGGTATGAGCCGGGTCACTGTTGCCCTGCGGCTGGTAATGGGTAAAGGTTTCTTTGCTCGTCATAAACATCCCTTACACTGGTGTGTTCAGCAAATCGTTAACGGCATCAGATGCCGGGTTACCTGCAGCCAGCGGTGCCGGTGCCCCCTGCATCAGACGATCCAGCGCAGTGTCACTGCGCGCCTGTGCACTCTGTGGTGCTGCGGCCAGAATGCGGCGGGCCGTTTTCACGGTCATACCGGGGGTTTCTGCCAGCACGCGTGCCTGTTCTTCGCGTCCGTGAGCCTCCTCACAGTTGAGGATCCCCATAATGCGGCTGTTTTCTGCCGCAACCGCTGCGGTGATCTGCGCGTTCACGTCCGGCTGCGCCGCGCTGGCGTTCTCGCCCTCCGTCGCTGGCACCACGTCAGTAACGTCAGCCTGCGAAGCAGTGGCTGAAACAGTTGTTGATTGAGTCTCTTTGGTCATTCGCCCTCCTGAGAGACGGGATTTACGTGCATCCAGTGCATCACGCATGACGGTGATCGCATCGGTGCTGTTAACAAGTTCATCAGCCAGTCCGGCATCAATGGCCTCCTGACCGCTGTACACTGCAGCCTCGGTATCCAGCACAGCCTGCACGGACAGGCCGGTATATGCCGACACCTTCTGCGCAAACATCTGGCGGGTTGCGTCCATCCGGGACTGCAGTGTCTCCCGGACGTCATCCGGAAGATGGCTGTAGGGGTTGCCATCCACCTTATGGCTGCCGCTGTAAATCAGCGTGATTTCCACACCCTGTTTCTCCAGCGCAGCACCGTAATTACTGTGAGCCATCATGACGCCGATGGAGCCTGTCCGGGCGGTCTGCGTGACCAGACGCCGGGAGGCGGCACTGGCAAGCAACTGACCTGCACTGCAGTTCATGTCGTTGGCAAGCGCCCATACCGGTTTTATGTCACGCACACGGGCGATGATGTCAGCGCAGTCAAATGCCCCCGCCACCATCCCGCCGGGCGTGTCCATATCGAGCAGAATGCCGTCCACCATCGGATCGCTGGCAGCCTGTTGCAGACGGGCGATAATGCCGTTGTAACCGGTCATCCCCGAGTACGGCTGCAGCGCCCGCGTCCGGCTGACCAGCGTGCCGGACACCGGCAGCACGGCGATGCCGTTCATGACCTGATAACTGCGGGCCTGTCGTGGTCCGTCATCATCACCGGATAATGCCAGCGTCGCGAGTGCCTCCTGGGCAGTCAGGCTGTCGCCGGACACCGCATCCGTCAGGCGGCTGATCCCAAGCTGGCCTGCAAGCGCACAAAAGAAAACCCGCGCATAGGCGGGTTCAAGCATCAGCGGCTCATTAAAGGCCATGCTGGCAATATGCGGGAGATTACGCAGCTCTGCTGTCACTCTTCTCCTCCTCTGTTGATTGTCGCAGCCCGGATTCAAATGCCGCAGCCGCCCAGGCGGGCGGTTTAAGACCGGCTGCACGGCGCTCCATCGTTTCACGGACCTGCTGGGCAAAAATTTCCTGATAGTCGTCACCGCGTTTTGCGCACTCTTTCTCGTAGGTACTCAGTCCGGCTTCTATCAGCATCACCGCTTCCTGTACTTCTTTCAGACCATCGATGGCCATACGACCGGAGCCTATCCAGTCGCAGTTCCCCCAGGCACTTCGGGCTTCCTGAAAACTGAAGCGTGCTTTTGAAGGTAACGTCACCACGCGGCGAGCGATGGCCTCTTCCAGCCAGCACAGAAACATCTGGCTCGCCTGACGGGATGCGACGAATTTTCGCCGCCCCATAAAGTACGCCCACGACTCGTTCGCACTGGCCCGTGCCGTGGAGTAGCTCATCTGGGCGTAATTCCGGGAAAGCTGCTCATACGAGACACCCAGCCCGGCAGCGATATACCGCAACAGTGACTGCTCAAACACGGAGTAGCCGTTATCCGTGTCCTGAGCCGTCTGCAGGTTCAGTGAGTCCCCCGGCATCAGGTGCGGCACTTTTGCGCCTCCCAGACGGACCGGTGCTGCGGCGTAATACGCGGCAATTTCACCAATCCAGCCGGTCAGCCTTTCCCGCTGCTCCTGACTGTTCGCGCCCAGAATAAAATCCATCGCTGACTGCGTATCCAGCTCACTCTCAATGGTGGCGGCATACATGGCTTTTATGAAAAGACAGGAAAAAATAAAATTTAAAAACAGTACATTACGAATGCTCAAACCTATCGTTTAAAGGAGTCGCAATACACATTGCAATACACGATTATTTATCAGATGAGCGGCATCCGTCATAAAGCTGGTGGATGTTTTTATATGCAGATATGCGCAGTTCTAGGGGGCGTTAATGTCGATATGGGGATCCCCATATCGAGATTGGCTACCTGGCTTTTTTCCGGTTAACAGTTAATCAGGCTGGTGGGTTTTACATACCCTTGATCACGGTAATGATGATCCAGATGTGCACCTTCCCCCCAGTGGGGTAAAAGCTCCAACCGTAACGATGTTCGTTATGGTTGCCTTGATGGTCTGAGTGGTCATTATAACCATTCAGAATGTGAAGGGTTATGTTTCCGATCTCCTCAAATTGAGGTTACCGAAAATATCAACGAGTTAACGATAAACTGGCGAGTAATTAAACTACGAAAATTTCGTAGCTCTGACTATCTGAAAGATAATCGTTGTTCCGGCCTCAGCCGTTGGCTGTTCCCGAAAATATCAACGGGTTAGGACAGAGCGCAATTTTGCGTTATCGGGAATATCAGCAAGTTACCGCCGTAATCGCTCCGGCTTCTTCCACTGGTACGTTATTTTTGCTTTTTCCCTGTACGTCTGCACGCGGCGACGGTAGGCCAGCATTTCAAGAACGCGGATCCGTATGTCGCGCATATCTGCATCATTAAGCTGGATACCATCACGGCGCATCACCTCAGCAACAACACGCGCATAATTTTCAGCGGTCACGCTGTCCGGCTGCGTGGCCTGTTCGTCATGCTGCTGGCTGATTCCGGTAACGTAGCGGATTAATCCCAGTAGTTCGGCTTCTGTCATTGTGCCCTCATCGTTCTGATAGCCTGGTGTCGTCGGGTCCTTCCTGGAATTATGGCCCGTTACGGGGCGGCGACCTCGCGGTTTTTATCTGTTTATGAAAATTTTCCTGAAAAATGCGTGTCGGTACCTCTCGAGCGTAACTATTTGTTTTTTATAATATCGAAACCGTAAAAGGTCAGACATACAAACGCATGAAAAAGGCATTTTTGGGTGATTTCATGTCGGGCCTTACTTTTGTTCAATAATTGCGCGTCTGTTACTCGCCTTTCTTCTGTAGCAACTTCTCCGGTACGTCTCCGGTAGTTTCCATCAGGTAATCAGCCAGTATCTTCGGGAGGTTGTCGGCAACTGTGGCACTGGCATTACAGGCTTTAACCACTTCCCTTTTAAGCCCATCCAGCATAGCGGGAGTAATCTGCGGGAAGCGCCTTTGCATGGTAAGCGGCAAACTGTCCATGATTGAAGAAATCTGACTCGCCAGCTTTGAAAGCGCGTACAGGCAAAACTCAGTATCAATTACGTCACCGCGATCGCGCTCGTTTTTAAGTTCCTGCGCCTCAGCCTGGGCGGTCAGTAATCTGATCCTGACTCGTAAGAGTTCATCATCATCAATCTCGCCTTTGTCGTTTGTAACCTGGTTAATTGCATTGCTTACCCGATTGTCTATCACGCTGGCAACATCGTAAAAAGCCTCGCGTCCTTTACGTTCAACGGGAGTCACTCCCCACTTGTCGAACGCTGTCGCACTTACACGGCAGCTTTGCGCCATGTTTTTTTTGTTCATCAGGTGCGATTTCATCAATATCCCCACTTAAGTAATGTTTCAGGTTGGTGTATTGGTTTTATCTTTCCCTTTTTATTCATAGAGATAGAGCGAAAAACAAAACCACCACCAGCACCCGAAAAAAGCTCATAAATAGCGAAAAACCGCGAGGTCGCCGCCCCGTAACGGGTCCATATGCCGGAAAGGACCCGTAAAAAAAGCCGGATTTCTCCGGCCTTATGTCAGATGGTTTTCAGTATGCGATCGACGTCGCCTTCATCGCCCTGGTTTCTGCCGTCGTATGCCATGCCGGGTGATACGGCTTTCGGGCTGTGCATGTCCATAAAGTTTTCAAAGGCTGCGGTAAGCTCCGGCGCAACCTTTGGGCGCTCCTGCTCTATGGTCATGTTCAGGATTTCACGAGCATTATCGACGCTAATACATGGCACGTTTGCCATTGCACGTAACAGCGGCTGATAGTCGTTATGTTCATGAAGCGCCATAATCGCATCAGCGCGCGGCTTGTCCTGCTCTTCCAGTTTGTTGAGTTGATATACGGCCTCGTAGGTTGATAAACCTCTGTCAGCCATTGCCCGCGCTTCTGCTTTAAATTTACTCGCCAGCGGTAGCGCCATGATGCTTTCATTCGTTGCCATCGTTTCCCCTGCTTATCGCGCCAGCGGCTGAACGGATACGCCAGAACCCGCAAAGGCGGCGCATTTTTTCGCGTCAGTGTCGGCGCTCTCAGGCCAGTTTACGGCGGCGATATTAAATATCCCCGTCTTGTAACACTGTGCTGATTTCTGCTTTGACGTGTCCACGGGGTACGAGGTCAGATAAACAGCCTTGCCAGATTCCTGACCATCCCACGGCTTAAACTCGCCATTGTCCGCCAGCATCAGCGGGGTAAATTCCTGAATAACGCCAGCATCAGCGGCAAAATGTACCAGCGTCGTGGATACCTGCTGACTGCCTGCAAATAACTCAATGTATGGAGTGTCCATAGAATCCCCCGTTAAGCAATTTTGACGGTAACAAATTTGCGAATATCTGCCGGTACCGGCTGCGGTGCGCTGTGCGTCTGAACGTACTCAATCGCCGGATCGCCGTCTTCAATCCAGTTTTTCGGGTAGAACATGTTTTGCGTTGCGCCCGTTCTTACCGCTTCCTGATCCATAATCGCACCATAGGCCACCAGCCCTTTATTGTTGGTGTTACCCAGGACCAGCAAATCAGGCTCAAGGAAATATTTTTCGGTACCGTCGCTGTCAGTGTATTTGCCGGAATAGACGATAAGGGCAATATCGCCCAGATAGCCTTTAAAGCTCACTACTTCACCCAGGTTTTTACAGGCCAGTTCTGCGGCGGATTCTGAACCACGGGAAAGATCGTACAGTTCGCGGAATTTTTTAAAGCTGCGTAACGTGCGCCATACCTCAGCGCCCATAATCATGACGTTGGCGGGGCAACCTGCCTGATCTGCGTATAGTTCGATGTCATAGATTGGATCGTAAATATCTTTATCATGCTCGGACCATTTTTTACCCTTGGCCTGCTCTATGATGCAGTTTTCCGGTATTTTCCAGTCGATTTCATAGCGTTCTATGCCTTCGCCCTCAATGATGTTTTTTCCGGTCGTTATCGCATTCACCGCCAGCCATTCCACGCGCGCTTTAATGGCGTTTATCTGGCGGCGCATGTTGCCAGTAATCAGGCGCATACGGCGGTAGGTAGGGTCGTTAAGCTGTGCCGGATCTTCTCCAGCCATGCGCATGATGGTTTTTGTTGGATCGATTTCGTGTTTGGGTTTCATGTAGCCTGGTTTAATCGTGCTGGTTTCGTACCCTTTATCGCGCTGGACCTGACTACCCACCATAGGCGAACAGAACGCTGACATCGTAACCTCTTCAATGTCCAGGGTGTCCAGCATGATGTTCTGGGTGTTGAAGGTCGCCACGTTCGGGAAAAACAGCGTGGTAAACAGCGGACTGAATTTAAATTCTGCAATATCCCCGCGATTCAGGTACGCGAAAAGCTGGTTAGTTGTAAGTGCCATTGCTTTTACTGTCATTATTCACCACCATAATTTTTATGCATCCCAAGCGCCGCAAGTAAATAAGAGCGCACAAGTGAACCTATCGACGGCTCCGGCGTCATCAGCGGATCCAGTCCAGCCGCTACGCCAGCCTCATAGTTTTTTTTGTGGCGCTGCTTGAGCACCTCCACGATTTCGGGGCTTATGTACACCGAAACACCGCCTTTTTTCTCTTCAGCCATAGTAAGAAATTCCTCTTTGACTTAAAAAATCAGAACTGGATGTTCATCCAGCTCTGATTATAATCAGGATTGCATTTTGTGCAATGATGTTGAGTTGTGTTGCAAATTATGAAATGATTACCCCGATCATGTGTGTCAGTGCACCAAAAAAACCTCATATGCAAAAGCCCGATAAGATGCCTCCTGTACTTATCGGGCTTTTTTTGGGTACAAAAAAGCCGGATTTCTCCGGCTGTTGATTAGCTGTCTGGGTAATTACGCCATATTTCATCGCTTACACCATCCATACCCATTTCGGCATAAGTGCGATCTACTGCTTTTTTCAGGTCTCCGAAGTTATCCGGCGGCTCCGGTGGCCTCTGTGCCTTCCTGGAACATTCCAGCCGTCGCATCGTAACCTGATGCCGTTCCTTGTCTGTCTCCACCAGCTGCATAACTTCACCCCATCGCGCCGCCGCCCTCCGGTAAAAGCCTTTTGCCTCGAGTTCCTCCGCTATGCGGTCATGTACCATCGTCACCCCCTCAGAACGGAATACCGTCACCGTAAGGGTCATCGCCTCCCGCTGGTGGCTGATTACCCTGTGTGCCTGTGGTTGTACGTCTGCTCCCGCCAGGACGGGCAGCACGGGCACTGATTACACTGTCTGCAATAACCTGATAACCCTGCCGCGTTTCCCCGTTCTGTCTGGTCCACTGGCTTACCTGCATCGTGCCGGATACGCTGGCAACATCGCCTTTTTGATGTTTAGCCAGGAAGTCGGCCTGCTTACCAAATGCCATCACTGATAGCCATAACGTAGCCTGCCCGTCCTGTGCCTGGCTGCATGGCAGAGATACCGCCATACGCGCCAGCGTCATCGGTGTGCCCTTGCTGGTTTGTTTTACCTGCGGGTCGTCCACCAGCCGCCCGTAAGCGGCTATCTGTGCTGTCATGATTCCACCTCTCCGGTTTTAACGTTGATGGTTGTTACCTGTTCCGCTTCGGCTATCTCCCGTTCTGTCAGCGTGGCAAAGTTTGCCGCCGCTGTGGTCATGAATGCGCTTATCAGGTCGGGATGTTCCTTCGCGTATCCTTCCCGCGTGTGGCGGTCTATTACCCTGATTGCCACCTTTAAAGCGTGCTCTGTCATGTCTAACGCTTTATATTTTGGCTCTGTTCTGTCTCTGTGTTTTTGAGTCATTTGCCCACCTCTACCCACTTTTTTCGCCCACTTTTTACGTTTTCCCACTTCGTCCAACGTGGGAAGTTTGGGATTTATATCATCTTGTTTCATAGGTATTTTTTTAGTGCCCACTTTTTGGGATATATACACGTGGGAAAGTGGGTGATTTTGTTAAAATTACGTTAAATCGCCCACCTTTCCCACTTTTAATGCCCACTTTTTACAGTGGTCCTACATCATCACCGTCAATGTAGATCACGTCGTCTTTTTCCAGTTTGGCTAACCATCGTTTAAGGTGTTTTGTGTCATACCCCAGCTTTTTCATATCGTCACGTAACAGCGGGATCGTGCACTTGTCGCCGTTCTGTGTGCGTGAACGGATGCACCCCCATAGCGCGGTATGGTTTTCCGTCTTGTTGCCTGCCTCCTCGATGCGCTCCAGTTCAACGGGAGGGCGCGGCTTATCCACCACCACCAGCGACGTAATTAACTCCCCGTCAGCGTCGGTAAAAAGCTCCACCACCCGCAAATCATAGGCAGCCTCTTTGAGTTCCTCCGCGTCCTTCATTTTGGTGCATGAGATAACCAGCGCTTCGCTTCCTGCGTCCTCCCTGCGTATCCGGTATTCAGCGTCCAGTGATGCACGAAATGCACTGGAACCACGCGCCCCCTTTGTTTCATCCTTGCCGGAATGGTGAACCACCAGCACCGTAGCCCCTGTGCGCCGTTTAAGCTCGTCACAACCACGGATAAATGCCCCCATGTCGCGGGAGTCATTTTCATCATTGCCGCCAAAGCAACGCGCCAGCGTGTCCAGAATAATCATGCGAACAGGTTTACCCGTTTCCCTCTCCACCTGACTGGCAGCAATAACCAGTTCATCAACATCAAGCGGGACAGCCGGAAAGATGGGACGGTTTACCAGATACAGATTTTTCACCTGCTCACCGTGCACAACCTCCCAGGCTTTTACACGACGCGGAACGCCGATACCGCCTTCACCAACCACATAGAGAACAGCGCCATGCGCCACCCTGCGGCCTCCCCACTGGCGGCCCGTGGAAACGTGACACGCCCACGATCCGGCAAGGAATGATTTATAGGAACCGCTCGCCCCGTATATGCTGCAAAGCGACGATGCCGGAATAATCCCCTTTACCACGTAATCAAGCTGTGTGTCGTATCCGGTAGATCCAACGCTCATCGGTAGCGTGGTTTTTCGCTGGGGAATTTTTTTCATGACCAGGCTTTCCCCGCGTTCCCATGCCTCCCTAAGCCGTGGAAGCTGGTCGCTCCATTCCTCCAGCAATTCGAAATTTTCAGAAAGTAGCCGCGCCTCCTGGACTCCGGCGCTCGCCAGTTTCGTGGCGATGGTTAACAGCTGCGGCTCTTCAATATTTCCGGCGCGTATCACCGTCGCCCTGTATCGCCCATCATCAACAATCTGGAGGTTATCCAGTTCGCTTAACTGATAACGCCCCAGATAAACGGGAGGGACTGGATCGCCTGCTTTTTTGGCCTGTGCAATGATGTAATGCTCTGCGAATGAGTGAGCATCAATACCCGCAAAAATAACCGCTTCGGTGTATTTATCTTTCGGTAATCGTTTTACGTTCGGTGCCAGTTTCATTTTTTACCCCTGAATCCGTTAATCATGGTTTTCAGCTTCTGGATGTTTGCCCGTGCCCTGGCGTTGCTGGTGGGCACGTTATGCGGCGCGGTCTGTACCAGAGAAAAATCACGCCGGAACTGATAAACAGGCATCACGCAATCATATTCGTAGCCTTCACGGCGGTAAGTTACGCACCGTCCCGCCACGCCCTTAATCATTACCGTGCCGCCGTACTGGTCGCGGTAAATATCACCGCGCGTAAATTTAGGGTGAGTGTTGCCACTGGCAGTTAAGCCAGGATATTTAAGTTTCATTATTTTTATTCTCCGGTGTGCTGTTCGTTATATCTGTCGTGCAATAAGTCTATTTCCTGCAACTCTGTTATTACAGGTTCAAGGAGAGTTATCAGTGATTTAATAATCCGCGCCTTCTTTACATCACGCTCATTATCGCCAAATGTTTCCAGACACATTTGCAATATTTCGTACATACCTTCAGCGTAAGCAAGGGCACTAAATGCGCGGTCTATTGTTTCGTGGTAAATATCACGCATATTACCCCCTGTCCGTTATCTTTCTTAAATCCACTTCTGCCATATATTCCGCATAATCAGCAGTAATATTCAGTACGTCTATTCCAGTTGATTTATATTCTTTCGTGCCAAGTAAGAAAAAGGCCACTCTTATCAGTTCGGATATTGACGAAAGCGCATCACCTGCATCATCAGGCGCACCATCAAACTCCTGTTTCAGGGCATTAAAACGATCATCACGCATAACCCCCCCCCATTTTCACAATCAGAAATCAGGATAGCTTTGGCCTCATTCAGCGCCATATCAGCACTAAGTTGCATAACCGCCAGCGAATGAGGAACGAAAGCCCCGGCATATTCTGTTTCACTGGTGGCGTGCTTATGCGCCCTGTCAGCAATAACAGAAATATCAATCAGCGCGTGCATCAGTGTAGTGAGCGCGGCGGCTGCGTCCGGTGTGGTTTTATTGCACATGGCACACCTCCTGACGAATACGGGCGGCGAATACAGCAACACAACCGGACGGGCAACGGCTACGCGCTTCGCGTTCCGTCCAGGCGGTGACGTGGATGATTTGATGGTCTGACGCGCCAAAGATGATAAAGCGCCAGAGAAAGGCGGTTTGAGAATGTACAAGGGTAGGGATAGTAGCCATGTTGGCAGCCTCCTCAGTGTGGTTAAGATAACCGCCACCGGAAACGCCAATTTCGCTGGTGGCGGACTGTACAGGGTTGGCGTAACCGGACACTGAAGAAACCGGCGCGGATTGCTCCGCCCCCGTACAGCCCACCATTGATAAGGTGTGACTATGCGGCACAAAAAAACACGCGGGGCGCGTGTTATGCGCTTCAGTTTTGCCCAGGACGCCAATCCCGGCACCCGTTTTATGAGGTGCGCGGGAATCATAGCTATTTTCGACACTGGCGATCAACTGGTTTTTTCGGGCCAGAAAACGCCAGATGTATTTATTCAGGTTGTGCGAGTCCCGCCCTTGCGGGTGTGTGGTATGATTTCTCATAGCTACCTCGATACGCTTTCTATCGTTGGTGGTTAGAAGCCCGGTTAGTGTTAGCGCACTGCCGGGTTTCGTCGTTTCTGCACCTTGCATTAACAAGGTGTAAGTAACTTTATTTATAGGTGGCTTACATGTCAATGCTTTTATGTAAGACTTTTTATGTGTATATTGTCTTACACTTTCATTGAGAGGATTACAGATGGCTACAGGTTCAAAAAACGCAAAATCACAATCACTGACAGCTCGGATCCCGCATGATGTTATTGAAGGCATGGAATCCGTAAAACTGGACGGTGAAAGCAACGCCGGATTCATAGTAACCGCCATGCGCGGTGAAATCGCCCGCCGCCAGGCAGAAGGCAGCGGAGAAAATCCCCTTGTGTCTTCACTGGATGCTCTGGCTAAGGTCGAACAAATCGGCATCAAAGCAGCGGAAGAAATCGGGCAACTTGTCACCGTTGCACGCGAAGAACTCCAGCGTCGCAAGACCCAAGAATCAGAATAATCACTATCAGCGCCGTGGCGTGAGGTACTCCGGCGCATTGCTTTACAGGGCAGTATCATGACCAACAACACACTATCACCAATACAAGACACGCAAACGCAAGATGATGAAATCATCCGGCAAAGGCAGTTAGAAGCCTGCGCCAGACTTGAGGAAGAACTAACCAGAACAAAAATACCACCACCAGCGCCGCGCTTAGTGCCACCAGAAAAATTTGCCCTTGAAGATTTTGTCGAGAAATACCCACGGCGGTTAAAAGCCACTAAAAACCGACCGCCTGGCTGATAGCCTTGTCCACCAGCTACGGCGGTGCTAAGATTGAAAGCTGCATAAGTCATGAAAATAAACTCCTTAGCGGTGCATACGCGCCGCTCTTTCTCCTTACGAAAAACTACGAAAAACTACGAAAAAATACACAAACAGAATTTAAAGAAAGAATATTCTTTATTGACGCGTTCGCCGCAAAGCTAAACTGGCAATTGTGGCGCTTCTTCACACAGTTGATATAATTTCCCTGCACTGATCCAATTTTTTCGCAGCAGGTTAATTGTTCACAAGGGCGCTCCGGCAACGGGGCGCTTTTTGTTTTTACCCACCAGCACAATAAAAATCTTCATTTTCCATTTTTGTAAAATTTCATGCTTTCCGGACGACTGGCCATATGTCATTTTTTAGCAGAAGATTTTGCCTTGCTGGTGGGTAGCTTCTCGGTTAACACGATGTACCGTATAATCAGCACCGCGTGTGGTTACTGAATACGCTCACCAAAGTAAAACTCAGGCTGATATTCACGTATCAGCCTTTTTTCTTCTTCCTCCAGTTCACGTTTTTTGCGCTTACATGCCTGTAGCTCCCTCCCCTTCTCGCTGGCACTTATTTGATATTGCTCTTTACGGCGGGAAAAATCCTGTAATGCCCCCCACGGGATACCATAAGCCCCCGTTTTTCTGATACCTGGTATCACATTTCTGAATACCCAGTTACTGAAACGACGGGCGAACGTGCCAGGAGTAACAGCTTTCCGACTTCTGGCGATTAGTTTGTAGAACCCTGACTCGCATACCGTTCGCATTGTTTGATTTCCACCTGGGGTGGGTATTAAACACTCCCCCTTTTCATCATCATCGAGACGGCGTAACGCAACCTTGTGATCAACAATTTCCAGCGCAGCGCACACGTCAACGGCAACAAACCACGGATCGCCGTTCACATACACCACGCGAACGCTCACACCATCAAAGCGCAGAACGACAAGATCACGAATATCACAGAATTTTTTCACTGGACGAGCGTACCCCTTGCCCGTCACGGCAATATTTTTATTCATCGCGTTTTACCCTATAGACAAAAACCCCTCTTGATGAGGGGCGTTATTTACTGGTTATTGCTGTTTTGTTTTTCCAGGTTTCCATCCAGGATGCCACTCACCACGGATCCATGCCTGAACCTCTGAAAGTCGATACCCTGCCGCACGTTCACCGATCTTGATACGTCGCGGGAATTTACCTGCCTGCTCCATTTTCCAGCGTGTTGAGTTTGCCAGCGTGGTAAGTGCTATGCACTCTTTTTCACGAATGAACCGATCAATGTCCTTCATTGTGCGCAAATCGTTTTCATCAACAAGAGAATAAATTGCCATATCACACCACCTCTTTATTAAGCTCGATAACGTTGTTGTTAAATCCTGCTATCGTATTAAGGTAATTAACCCACATATTAAGCACCTCAAGTTTTTTCTTTATATGCCTGCTTTTATTGTAAACACCGGCAACCCCTTTCACTTTATGACCTAAAAGAAGTTCGACAATATAAGGATCCGCCCCCATATCATTAAGCGCAGTGGAAAATGTGCGCCTGAAATCATGTATGCACCACAAGCCATTAATATCATGACCAAGACGCCTGCATATTCTGTTTGCAGCCCCTGTTATTGTCGCCCTTTGCAAAGCACAACCGACAACATAACCGCGATTTTTTGTTTCTGCGTAAAGATTAACGAGCCATTGTTTTATGCCGTCAGGAACAGGCCTTACTATGGCCTCCTTGTTTTTGCTGTGCTCTTTTGGGACTGTCCATACCCAGTTTTTTAAATCCCATTCGTCCCATGTGGATAACCTCGCCTCCTGCTGACGGCAACCAAACACCAGGCAGATAACCATTATTCTTCTGTTATGTATTGATGACAGTGTCAGCAAATTATTACCGTAAGCATAAGACCATACATCCGCTGTTTCATTGATATTAAGAACGCGATCCCTTATACCGGATGAGCGCCCGACATAACTTACGTTAATATCGCCAAAGGGATCGCACGCGATGTATTGCCTGACGCGACAAAAACGCAACGCCTGTTTGATATCAAGAAAAATTGCACCAGACATAACAGGCGCATTTTTTTTGATCCTGTCAAAGACGGCAAGCCATGTGTGTAATTTGCACTGTTCTATAGCCATATCACCGATATAGGGGAAGATATGCTTTTCAAATCGTTTTATTAAATATTCATGCTCTTTTCTGGCTGTTGTGGCGTGATTGTCGTACCAGTAAAACAGCGCATCCCTTACGGTCACTGGTTGCATGGTTTTTTCGGCGGCAAGTTTTATTTGCCTGCGGGGGTCCAGATTTTCAGCCAGCCACTCACGGCACTGATCACGCATGCGCCTGGCTGTTGCAAGAGACATATCAGGATAGCGCCCAAGTGTAAGCCATACCGGAGGGGATTCCCTGCCACCAAGACGATAGTAAAAAACAAAGCTGATCCCCCCAACCATGCTTACACGCACAGACAACCCGCGCCCATCCGCTATTGTTTTTTGTTTGTCCTGCCGTTTTCCGACAAGACTCTTTAACAGTTTGTCACTGAGTTTGTTTTCAATAGCCATTAACAGCCCTCAAGAGATTTGCAATACACACCCATCCCGATCGCCAATTTGCAATACACATTGCAATACACAAAACCGCGAAAACCTGGAAGTGTGATGAACGGTCATCAAAAGTATGGAAAACGACATTCCAGCCGCAGCAAGGGTTTCAGTGGAGTTGGCGAACGATGCGGACAACTACGGGGAGATGATAGACATAAATCGCCTTCACAATGGCGCTCTGCAGCTGCGTGTTCTGCAGCGTGTCGAGCATCTTCATCTGCTCCATCACGCTGTAAAACACATTTGCACCGCGGGTCTGCCCGTCCTCCACGGGTTCAAAAACGTGAATGAACGAGGCGCGCCCGCCGGGTAACTCACGGGGTATCCATGTCCATTTCTGCGGCATCCAGCCAGGATAGCCGTCCTCGCTGACGTAATATCCCAGCGCCGCACCGCTGTCATTAATCTGCACACCGGCACGGCAGTTCCGGCTGTCGCCGGTATTGTTCGGGTTGCTGATGCGCTTCGGGCTTACCATCCGGAACTGTGTCCGGAAAAGCCGCGACGGACTGGTATCCCAGGTGGCCTGAACGAACAGTTCACCGTTAAAGGCGTGCATGGCCACACCTTCCCGAATCATCATGGTAAACGTGCGTTTTCGCTCAACGTCAATGCAGCAGCAGTCATCCTCGGCAAACTCTTTCCATGCCGCTTCAACCTCGCGGGAAAAGGCACGGGCTTCTTCCTCCCCGATGCCCAGATAGCGCCAGCTTGGGCGATGACTGAGCCGGAAAAAAGACCCGACGATATGATCCTGATGCAACTGGATGGCGTTGGCGGCATAGCCGTTATTGCGTACCAGATCGTCTGCGCGGGCATTGCCACGGGTAAAGTTGGGCAGCAGGGCTGCATCCACACTTTCACTCGGTGGGTTCCACGCCCGCAACTGCCCACCAAATCCGCTGCCACCGCCGTGATAACCGGCATATTCACGCAGCGATGTCATGCCGTCCGGCCCCAGAAGGGTGGGAATGGTGGGCGTTTTCATACATAAAATCCTGCAGGTCCCCTGCGTCGCTGTGTCATGCCGGTCTGCACTTCCAGCTCCGCAATGTATTTTTTCAGGTCAGACACAGAAGTGGCCGTAAACTCCACTCGCCGTCCGTCTTTCTGTACCGTTGCCACCCGTTTACCTGTCATCAGGTCATGCAGTGCCGCACGGGCAGCGGCAAGTTCTTCCTGTCGCGTCATTCATCCTCTCCGGATAAGGCACGGGCGTAATCTGCCAGTGTTTTCTTGTTGGTTGCTGCACCATCCTCTTCCTGCAGGCTCGCCAGCAGTGCACTGAGATCCAGTTGCCAGCGGGAAATACTGATGCGCAGCGCCGCCAGCGCATAAACGAAGCAGTCGAGTGCCTCATTGCGTCGCTTTTTGCTGTCCCACAGTATTTTTTTTCTGCCATCCACCCATTTTTCGACCTGCTCTTCAGCAGTCAGCTGCTGCGCTTCGGTCAGATCAAAAATATCCGGGTTATTCGGGAAGTGAACGGCACCGGGAAGCGGTTCATCCCCTTCCGGCGTCAGTGTGAAGCGGTTATAAATCTGCTCTTTCGCGGTATCCGTACCGATTTCGGTAAGGTAAACCCCGTTTTTGTTTCGCTTACGTGGCATGCTGGCCACAGGCTTACCGTAGACGGATGCCCCTTTAATGGGGATCACCCGGAACAGCCCATGTTTTTTCGAGCGTTCATACACAATGGTCGGGTCAATCCCGCCAATATCCCAGCAGATACGGGATACCGACATTTCTGCACCATTCCGGCGGGTATAGTTTTTTTTGATGGCCTCATCCACACGCAGCAGCGTCTGTTCATCGTCGTGGCGGCCCATAATAATCTGCCGGTCAATCAGCCAGCTTTCCTCACCCGGCCCCCATCCCCATACGCGCATTTCGTAGCGGTCCAGCTGGGAGTCGATACCGGCGGTCAGGTAAGCCACACGGTCAGGAACGGGCGCTGAATAATGCTCTTTCCGCTCTGCCATCACTTCAGCATCCGGACGTTCGCCAATTTTCGCCTCCCACGTCTCACCGAGCGTGGTGTTCACGAAGGTTTTACGTTTTCCCGTATCCCCTTTCGTTTTCATCCAGTCTTTGACAATCTGCACCCAGGTGGTGAACGGGCTGTACGCTGTCCAGATGTGAAAGGTCACACTGTCAGGTGGCTCAATCTCTTCACCAGATGACGAAAACCAGAGAATGCCATCACGGGTCCAGATCCCGGTCTTTTCGCAGATATAACGGGCATCAGTAAAGTCCAGCTCCTGCTGGCGGATGACGCAGGCATTATGCTCGCAGAGATAAAACACGCTGGAGGGGTCATCCGGCGTCCATTTGAGGCCAAACGGCGTCTCTTTGTCGCCAAATTTAAGATACTGCTCCTCCCCGCAGTGCGGGCAGGTAACATGAAAACGCATAAAATGCGGGGATTCACTGGCTGCACGCTCAATCTGGCAGGTGCCTCTCACTTTGGGCGTGGAGCCACGGATGGACTTTGGCCAGACCGAGCCTTCAATACGTTTGTCGCCAAGGAACGTCGGAGAGCCTTCCTGTTCAATATCCTCATCAAAGGCAGCAAGTTCATCATAACCCGCCACATCCACCGACTTTTCACGGTAGTTTTTTGCCGCTTTACCGCCCAAGCACCAGAAGCCACGACCATTGGAAAAACGCTTCATGGTGAGCGTGTTATCCCGGTGCTTTTTGCCATACCACGGAGCCAGCGCCAGCAGCGACGGAATATCGCGGATGGTCGGCTCAACGTGGGTTTTCATAAAGTTCTCGGCATCACCATCCGTCGGCAACCAGATAAGTGTGTTGCGTTGCTTATGCTCTATAAAGTAGGCATAAACACCCAGCAGCATTTTGGAATAACCGACACGGGCAGACTTCACCACATTCACCTCACGGATGTAGTCGCTGCCCATCGCATTCATGATGGCCCGCTGAAAGGGCAGTGTTTCCCAGCGCCCTTCCTGGTATGCGGATTCTTTCGGGAGATAGTAATTGGCATCCGCCCATTCAACGGCGGTCTGTGGCTCCGGCCTGAACAGTGAGCGAAGCCCGGCGCGGACAAAATGCCGTAGCCTGTTAACCTGACTGTTCGATATATTCACTCAGCAACCCCGGTATCAGTTCATCCAGCGCGGCTGCTTTGTTCATGGCTTTGATGATATCCCGTTTCAGGAAATCAACATGTCGGTTTTCCAGTTCCGGAAAACGCCGCTGCACCGACAGGGGGATCCCGTCGAGAATACTGGCAATTTCACCTGCGATCCGCGACAGCACGAAAGTACAGAATGCGGTTTCCACCACTTCAGCGGAGTCTCTGGCATTCTTCAGTTCCTGTGCGTCGGCCTGCGCACGCGTAAGTCGATGGCGTTCGTACTCAATAGTCCCTGGCTGGAGATCTGCCTCGCTGGCCTGCCGCAGTTCTTCAACCTCCCGGCGCAGCTTTTCGTTCTCAATTTCAGCATCCCTTTCGGCATACCATTTTATAACGGCAGCAGAGTCATAAAGCACCTCATTACCCTTGCCACCGCCTCGCAGAACGGGCATTCCCTGTTCCTGCCAGTTCTGAATGGTACGGATACTCGCACCGAAAATGTCAGCCAGCTGCTTTTTGTTGACTTCCATTGTTCATTCCACGGACAAAAACAGAGAAAGGAAACGACAGAGGCCAAAAAGCTCGCTTTCAGCACCTGTCGTTTCCTTTCTTTTCAGGGGGTATTTTAAATAAAAACATTAAGTTACGACGAAGAAGAACGGAAACGCCTTAAACCGGAAAATTTTCATAAATAGCGAAAACCCGCGAGGTCGCCGCCCCGTAACCTGTCGGATCGCCGGAAAGGACCCGTTGGCCGTTCTGGTCTACTTCGTAATGGGATTTAATAGCTGAACGACAAAAGTCTTGCGACCACAGTCACACAGACCTGAATACACGTCCTGTTTCTTCCACCCCCGCACAGGACTGGCGAGCATGAGGGACACCCCCGCGAACCATAAACGCGGTAAAAACCCGGTGTGCATCGTTTTTGATTATTCCCGCACACTCACGCAGAAGGAATTCCCCGTCGGGCTACGGTCATGGTTAATGCGGGAATACGGCGACGATACAGCGCAGCTAAAAGGGTAATGGACAGATAGAGCGGTTTATTTCATTCCACAGGATTCTGAGTGCCCCCCCTCCTCCAATAGGCTGAGCATCCACCTATATAGTTTTAATTTTCATCAATCCATTTAACTATCGTTTAATTGTTGTCACATAGGATTCTGCCGTTTTTAACAATGCAGGATAATAAGATGAAAAAATGTTGTTTTCTGCCGCTCTGGCAATGCTTATTACAGGATGTGCTCAACAGACGTTTACTGTTGGAAACAAACCTACAGCAGTAACACCAAAGGAAACCATCACCCATCATTTCTTCGTTTCGGGAATTGGGCAGAAGAAAACTGTCGATGCAGCAAAAATTTGTGGTGGTGCAGAAAATGTTGTTAAAACAGAAACCCAGCAAACATTCGTAAATGGATTGCTCGGTTTTATTACTTTAGGCATTTATACTCCGCTGGAAGCGCGTGTGTATTGCTCACAATAATTGCATGAGTTGCCCATCGATATGGGCAGCTCTATCTGCACTGCTCATTAATATACGTCTGGGTTCCTTCCAGTTGTTTTTGCATAGTGATCAGCCTCTCTCTGAGGGTGAAATAATCCCGTTCAGCGGTGTCTGCCAGTCGGGGGGAGGCTGCATTATCCACGCCGGAGGCGGTGGTGGCTTCACGCACTGACTGACAGACTGCTTTGATGTGCAACCGACGACGACCAGCGGCAACATCATCACGCAGAGCATCATTTTCAGCTTTCGCATCAGCTAACTCCTTCGTGTATTTTGCATCGAGCGCAGCAACATCACGCTGACGCATCTGCATGTCAGTAATTGCCGCGTTCGCCAGCTTCAGTTCTTTGGCATTTTTGTCGCGCTGGGCTTTGTAGGTAATGGCGTTATCACGGTAATGATTAACAGCCCATGACAGGCAGACGATGATGCAGATAACCAGAGCGGAGATAATCGCGGTTACTCTGTTCATTGCTGACCCCACAAACAGATTTCACGCTCAATCTCACGACGAGTCATGAGACCTTTCCATTGCTTACCGCCAGCATATGTCCAGCGACGTAGCTGATCACATGCGCCTTTGATATCGCCCTGGTTTATTTTGCGAAGAAGCGTCGATGTTCTGAAATTGCCAGCACCCACGTTGTAAACGAATGAGTAAAGAGCGCCGCGCGTTGTTTCCGGTATATCGACTTCGATGTACGGGTTAATTTGTCTGGCGACAGTGGCAAGGTCTTTATTCAAGAGTGCTTTGCATTCTGCTTTGGTATACGTTTTACCGAGCATGATGTCTTTTCCTGTATGCCCGTGACATACAGTCCATACACCAACAATATCTTTGTATGGTATGTAGCTGACACCTTCCAGACCATCGTTACCACTTGGGCCAGTGATTAACACTGATGCTATAGCAATTGCTCCGCCACCAATAGCAGCAGCAACGGCTTTTCGTAATGATGGAGGCATTATTCACCTCTCGCAGCCTTGCGCTTATCTTCTTTAATCTTGAAATAAAGGTTTGTCAGGTACGTCAGCAGGCCAAATACCAAGCTACCCAGCACACCTATTGCTGCCCACTGTGAGGGCGTGACTTTATCGAGCAGCTGTAAAAACCAGTAACCGGCACTACCTGCTGAGGTGCCATAGGCGACACCCGTTGTTAACTTATCCATGGATTTCATAACCCCACCTCGCAGACAAAGCGGGTGTAAATTGAGGGAATACAACGTATCGCAAAAAAGCAGAAACGTAACAGACTCGGAGTCAGTGAATAACTCAGGTATTGAGTTATCAGCTAATATCGAGACTCAAAAAATGGAAAAACCAGCTCGACGGCGGGTTTAAGCTGTGTGACGAAGTAACCACTCTTAACAGCATAACCAATTTTTTACGTACGTAAACCACTGAATGATATTTATGAGAATGCTACCGAGTGTTCAAAACACCACCACAAATACATAAGAAAACCTCAACAAATATCCAATAAATAATTTCCGGCGTTATTTTTAGTTGATTTAAATTAAACCGCCGAATTATAGAACCTCCATAAATAACAGCCATTAATATAAATTAGCTAATAGGTTTATTTTTGTTCAAATAAGAGCCATAAATAGGTTTCGATAGAAAAAGCTCAGATAAAAATAGAGATCTACCTCACAAATTAAATGAGAAACTAAAACTTACATCTTGAAATAATCACATTGATTAGATGAATATTTATCTCGCAGTGACATCATTTTTTAATAATAGTTCAAAAAAAAGGGCTCACGATGAAAAAATTAACAGTGGCAATTTCTGCTGTAGCTGCATCAGTACTGATGGCGATGTCTGCTCAGGCAGCTGAAATTTATAATAAAGACAGTAACAAGCTGGATCTGTACGGGAAAGTTAATGCCAAGCACTACTTTTCCTCTAACGATGCAGATGATGGTGATACTACTTATGTTCGTCTGGGCTTCAAAGGCGAAACCCAAATCAACGATCAGCTGACTGGTTTCGGTCAGTGGGAATATGAATTCAAAGGCAACCGCGCTGAATCTCAAGGTTCCTCCAAAGACAAAACCCGTCTTGCATTTGCAGGCCTGAAATTCGGTGACTACGGCTCAATCGATTACGGCCGTAACTACGGTGTAGCATACGACATCGGTGCGTGGACTGACGTTCTGCCAGAATTCGGTGGCGATACCCTGGACCCAAACAGATGTGTTCATGACTGGTCGTACCACTGGTGTTGCAACCTATCGTAACAACGACTTCTTTGGTCTGGTTGATGGTCTGAACTTTGCTGCTCAGTACCAAGGCAAAAACGATCGTAGCGATTTCGATAACTACACCGAAGGTAACGGTGATGGCTTCGGTTTCTCTGCTACCTATGAATACGAAGGATTCGGTATCGGTGCAACTTATGCGAAATCTGATCGTACCGACACTCAAGTTAATGCAGGGAAAGTTCTTCCTGAAGTATTTGCTTCCGGTAAAAATGCAGAAGTTTGGGCCGCAGGTCTGAAATATGACGCTAACAACATTTACCTGGCCACTACCTATTCTGAAACCCAGAATATGACTGTATTTGCTGATCACTTCGTTGCTAATAAAGCTCAAAACTTCGAAGCTGTTGCACAATATCAGTTCGATTTCGGTCTGCGTCCGTCCGTTGCTTACCTGCAATCTAAAGGTAAGGATCTTGGAGTATGGGGCGATCAGGACTTAGTCAAATATGTTGATGTAGGTGCAACCTATTACTTCAACAAAAATATGTCTACTTTCGTTGATTACAAAATCAACCTGCTTGACAAAAATGACTTCACTAAAGCACTCGGTGTAAGCACTGATGACATCGTTGCTGTAGGTCTGGTTTACCAGTTCTAATCTGATTACGAAAAAGATATGTTGCGGGAGGCTTTGCCTCCCCAACATATAAGTGGCTCCCTCAAGCCACTTCCTTTAGGAGCACAACCTTGCTTCTAACTATATAAACCTTCTGTTATATATTACCCTTTATTTTGGGGGGCGTTGCAACGCCCCATTTTTAATAACTTTTAGTAAACAACTGGCATATTAATTAGAGTTATTAACAACGATATCCATCTCTAACCGGATATCTAATGCCATTAACATCCCTTCAATTATACCCTCAGCCTTCTGTAACCTTTTCCCGATATAACCATCAGAGCAGCAATGCTTACCTGCCAGTGACATGAATGTCATACCGACTACATAATAATCTACTAATAAATCGTGCAAATCGCTGTTGTTCTTTTTCAGACGGGCCATGCACCCGCAAATGATCATCGCGTCATCGTCACAACATTGCGGGCGAGATTTTACTTTTGAAGGAATTAATCCCTTAAAACCGGCGGCAATGGACGACCAGGTCACATCTTCATGATTATTAGCCGCCCACGCTCCCCAACGCTCAAGAACCATCTGAATATCACGCATCAACTTACTCCACAAAAATCAGACCAGAACGCCAATTACAAGCAAAAATCAACAAAACAGTATTAGTTGATTGTTATCTCTGACTTCATACTCCTGCTCCTGTCAGGGTTTTGGCGTAACTCTTCAGTATTCGGTAATCGGTCAAAACAGAACCGGGGAAACGATATAAGCGCAGACGCCCCCAGCGGTGGCGAAGAAGTTCTGCCATATAAAACTCAAACATCATTCATTCCCCATTTCGGTGATGGTCAGTTCCAGCCTCCCACCTTTGGTAACAGGCATCTTCACAACGCGGTAATCAACGACTTGAGCATCATCCAGCCAGAAACCTGCTTTAGTGAGTGTGTCAAAAGCGGCTTTTTGCAGATTATCCAGGTCACGGCGACGGCGATCCGGCATGTGGCACTCAATGCGGATTTTCACAGGCATAGCCAGGCCGATATCCAGCATTGCGTTTTTAATGATTCGGGCGACGTTATCGCGGTATGCCTGCCCCTCTGCGCTGACGTGCGTGCGCCCGCGATTATGGCGGTAATAGCGATTATTGCTCGGAGGCCAGGGTAATGTGATGCTGTAGGTATTCACGCCTTAATAACCCCCTCTTTCAGCCAGATAACCTGTGTTCTCGCCATACCTTCCAGCGCGCATTCTTTTGCATATGCAGCATCGACAAAATGTGTGCGGCGGTCGATTTCGTCGTGGCAGGCAGAACATGCAATGGTGGCAATCAGGTCTGGCGGTTTGGTACCGGTGCCGCACAATCCAGTCAGCCGGATATGTGCCAGTACAGACGTTTCAGGGTTGCCATTACATACGCCAGGGATTCTTACCTGGCATTCCCGACCACGCGCTGCTTTTCTCAAATCAGCCATGATTCCTCCTTGCTGCCAGTCGCAACCATTTTTTATCAACCAGGCTGGCGGTATATCCGAGCAGTGTTGGTATTTCGGAAGGCTTCAGCTCCGGTTTACGCTTACGACGATTTGGTACTCTGTAGATGTGTCCGTTCATGACACGAATAAGCGGTGTAGCCATTACGCCTCCTGCTTGTCGCGCAGCAGCTGGAACTCGCAGCTCTGCGGAATAGTCAGGTGGCAGCCAATATTCACCGCCCAGGCTTCAACCTTACACAGGAAGACATACATCTCTCCGGTATCAAGATCGGAGGTATGGCGTAACGACTGGATAGTAGTGATTTCGCCGGTTACGACATCAACCAGGTCCTTGGTTTCATAACCGAGGTATGTGTGTTTGAGAGCATCTTTTACCCATGCTGAAGTAGCGAACGATTTCCCCCTGCTGATGAGGTATTCACTGATTTCGCTGTACCACATGTGGCTGAGTGCATTCTGGGAAAGACTGCGTTTCTCACGCCACGGTTTAAGCACCATGCGAAAGCATTTTCCGTTCTCCAGATAAGGCTGGATCTGCTGGCCGATAGCGGTGAAGTTACCGCGATGCAATTTGATGCCATCTTGTAGGAGGTTCACGATTCACCTCCGCAGAGGTCAAACGCTGGATGCAAAAAATCGCAGGTACATTTCTGCATCTGTGAAGGGAGAAGAGAGTTTGGATTGTATGTGCGCATAAACGTCCCCGTTTAGCGCAGAAGTCACCGGAGTTGTTCAGGCTCCGGTGACTTAATTATGACAAGTTGATTATGGAAAATCAAAGCTTGTCATCAGAACAACGAATAATTTAAAAACTCTATAATTTCTAAGATTTTTTCACTTATCGCTGGAATGAAACGTGAAGCAAAATAGAGCCCCAAAAAAACCAATATTGAGTACGAAACCGTGATAGCGACTCTGTATTTTTTCTCGCCTCGCTTCACTCTCTCCCACTCAGTTTTAAGAACACTGGAACTATATTCAAAATACTGTCTGACCACATCTGTAATGTTAGATGAGCGATCCATTTTTAAAATGTAATCCTCAATGATTTTCAAAAGCTGAGACTCTTCATTAGTTAAGTTTTTACTGGATAACCTAAGCTTCACTTTTGCGGAAAGAAAATAAATTTTTCCAGCCACCTCAGGGAGCTTCTCAGGCGGAGTCGTGCGTAATTGTAAAAAGTTCTCCATCAATTCGGCTAACTCTTCCCTTAAACCATCTATCCACGCTTGCCGAAACTCAGATGTTTTATTCTCCTTAGTGATAACAAGCCCCACTCCAGCTGCAGCTGCGGCAATAATTGCGGCGACAACTGAGGCTATCCCTGCATCCATAAATTACCCCTCAAAACAATATGAATATGAATATGAATATGATTCGATGTCTTCAGCAATTGAAAACTAAAACTCCCTGTAATGTCACATCTGCCCATGAATGTGTTTTCTTCATACAGCTTTGCTGCAATATCTAAATCAGACATTAGTCAGCGGTTCTCCCGCGCCAGCGTTTGTTACTTTCTGATATTCTTTCTGTATCAACGGATTCAACCTCACCTTCTGAAAACCTAACTGCATTAGCTTTAGCCATTGCCTTCCTAGCATCTTCTTCCGCCTGGCTAAAATGCACCTTCTTTCTTCCCTTGAAACTACCAACGCGAATTTTGGAAGAGGCCTGCGTCTTGTACTTGCTAATCCGTAATTGTGCCGCCAAATGGGCTTTTGCCTCGGTGCGGTTCGCTGGCTTCTTCTTTACTAATTCAAGGTCTAAATGGTACTGCTGCTCAGCTCTTAGTTTCTTCGGTTTCATAATATCACTCTCAAACAAAGTCCATTTATCATAGAATAAAAGCCCTCTAAGAGCTTTGATTTGTATCTATGCTAATTCCCGTCAATTTGTTCTTCATTTTACCTCCAGCTGTTGTGCTGCTGCAGTGGCATTCAATAGTTTTCCTTCTAAGCATCCTACAAAATCGGTGACGAGTCATGACCAGTTCACGTAGTGCAATGAAATTACTGCAATCTATTATGACGCAAATGCGTCAATACTCGAATCAACTGATCATCCTGCCACGACTGAAATCTCAAATAGGCCGTTTCTCAAGTAAGAGATTTTGAATGCATTATTGGCTACTGAAATAAAAAACCCAGCGCCAACTGGGTTCATATGAAATTTTTTTGTCATTTCCAATTGCAAGACTGTGAAATTTTTTCCACAACCTTATCAATCTCAGACAAGTCAAACTCAACTACTTGCATAGTTGATCCATAAGGTTCAAACCCAAAAATAGCTTTTTTATGCTTAGCCAAGGTCTTTATAAATTGTATTGGTTGTGGAGCAAATGCAGAATCACCGCCTTCCCCACCTCCCCAAACACTCTTGACCGGCTTTCCGCCATCTAACCGCACTGTAATTCTTGGGTTGTCCGAACCCATATAATCATTGAATGATAAATAGGCATCTGTTTTGTTATCACTACAACGCAACACCAGTGAAGTTGCACGATCAGTACCTGCTTTGTTATATGAATCTGGTGATAAATTAAGAGCCACAAAGTCAGTCTGGTCAGTCATTTTATTTATCTCAGACTTTGTTATCCACGGCCCTAACTTCTCTACACCAGCATTTGCTGTAAACGAGGCACTTATGACAAAGGCTAAAATAAATTTTCTCATAACCCTATCTCCTTGGATTTAAAGAACTAAATATTATCAAGTCTCTTGCCACTAGAAAACCCACTTTATTTCCAAACTCTGACGGCATTCCTGAAAATCCGCTTCATACTCACTTGCCCCGCCCTATCATCCTGAGTAGCTAACCGTTAAACAAACGTTCGCCAGACCTTACCATCAATGACCAGGATTCCTGCCCGCGCCATTTTTGCCGCAGCCTGATTTATGCTGGTTAATGTCACACCTGTTGTCGCAACAACGTCCGGCGCACAGAAGCTCTTGTGCGTCTCCAGATAATGAATAATTGCCTCTTTGCCCGTCATACACTTGCTCCTTTCAGCCCAAACTTAGCTTTGATTTCTGCGATCTTCGCCAGAGCCTGTGCACGATTTAGAGGTCTACCGCCCATGACAGGAAGTTGTTTTACTGGTTCAGGTATAGCCTCACCACGGTTAATTCGCACGGTCATACAGGACAGTTCATCGGCAGCCTTGCGCCGTAATTCCGCGTCAGTCAACGCATTGGCCCGCATGTTCTGATACAGGTTGGTAACCAACCAGTAGTGCGCGTTTGATTTCCATGGATAAGACTCTGCATCCGGATACAGGCCACGCTTCCGGCAATACTCGTAAACCATATCAACCAGCTCGCTGGCGTTTGGCAGCCCGGCAGTAACGGATGCTTCTTCCCGGCACCAGGCAACAAACTGCCCGGGTGATGGCAGGAATGGTCGATTCTGCCGACGGGCTACGCGCATTCCTGCGTTAACCTGTTCCATTGTGGTGATCCCGTTTTCCCGGAAAGCCAGAACCCACTGGCGGCGGATTTCGTTCAGTTCGTTCTGGTCCCGGTTAGCCAGGCTCGCCGGGAAAGTTGCCAGTAACTGGCTGAACACACCATTGATGATCTGCGCTACCTGCTGTACCTGCGGCTTTTCGTCGTACTGTTCCGGCATGTTGTTGGCGATCCGACGCATCTGCTCACGGTCAAAGTTAATCATCTGTGCGGCGATGTTTTTCATAGATCCACCCCGTAAATCCAGTCTGTGTTTGTCAGGTCGAGTTTTGGTTTGCTAGCTGTCACGCCTGCCTGTTGCTTGTTACGGTTGATTTCGAGTTGGGTCCACTTGTCGCGGAGTTTGGCCGGACTTAGCACGTTACCGGACCAGAAGTTGTCCTGGCATGCCCAGCGGAACAGCACGCACATGTCGCGGTGGTTACGTCCGTCACGTTCACGCATCAGGCGGATATCGTTAGCCCACCCTGCAAAATTCGGTTTTCTGGCTGATGGCGCGATGGTCTTCACCATGTCAAACATCCACTCTGCGGCGGTCAGGTCTTCTGCTGTCCCCCACTTGCTGCCGCTCTGAATCGCAGCATCCGGTTTCACCACAGGAAGGGCATTTTCTGGCTGGTCAGAGGATTCGTCAGAATTCTCGGACGAAAAAGGTTTTATATTGTCTTTTGTTAGTTTGTCTTTTGTGTTTACCTGATTCGGGTAAGTGCCTTTACCTGATTTGGGTAAACTTTTCTTACCTAATTCAGGTAAATTTACCTCTTTCAGGTAAACTTTATTTTTCTTACCTGATTCGGGTAATGTTGACCATTCACTGACCACATTATTGATGCCGATATTCCGCCCGCTCTGAATAAGAATCCCACGCTTTACCAGAACGCTTTTTGCAGCAGAACACTTGTGCGGCAATATCCCGGTCAATTCGGAAAGTTGCTCGTTGCTCACCCAATCCAGTTTTTTATTAAAGCCATATGTTTTGCGCATGACAGCCAGGAAGACCAGAAGCTGGTGCTGTGTTAATCCGGCCAGCATTACAGCTTCCAGCAACTCATTTGCAATGCGCGTATAACCATCATCGAGATCTGCCACGCGCGGCTCCTTTTGTGCCACATCCGGCACTGGAAAATTGAATATCTCAGCAGTGTTTGCCATAATTCCTCCCGCAATGAGTGTGTTACGATTTGCACCTGAAAGTCGGTTATGTTCGCGCAGACCGGCTTTCGCCATTTCTGAACCTGTCATATTACCCCCAGCATGGTGGTGACCATCGCCATCAGTGGACCAGCCAGATCCGGGTCCACACGAAACATCGACACAATGCCTTCACTCATCTCCTTCAGTTTCTGGTGGCGTGGTGCGTTGAGAATGACAGCCTGTTTTGCCTCACTGAGTTCCTTTTCCATTTCAGCCAGCCGAGCCATGAAGCTATCCTGCACAACCAGGTGGCCGCGATATTCCAGCGGTAGTACCGCCAGAATTGCCGGGGTCAGTTCACGCACGTTATTTCGGTATTTTTCAGAATCGAATTTGTTATCGAGGAAGCGGAACAGCTTCTGGCGTGCACGGCTGACATCATCAGGGAAATCGATGGTGCCGCCGCCCTGCTCCCGATACTCATTCACAATGAGTGCGGCAACAACATCCTGATTATCTGCAGCCGACCAGGCGCGGACGGCATCACGGATTTTTTCGTGGCCTGGCGCCTGTTTTGTTTGAGAACGATTTATCACCGCAGTCGGGCTAAATCCGCTAGTCTGTTGGTATGTAAGTGGTTGCATAATCATTGCCTTATCAGTTAACGCCGCAGATTAGGCGGCAGAATTACTCGCGTTAAACAATGGTGCGAGGTCGGGACGAATATCTGCTGGCTTAATCTTTCCACCAGTGGCTGAGACAATTTTCATTACATAGCGGGCATCAATTCCGCCACCGTGTAGCCAACGCCAAACAGTGGGCTGGGCTACACCGCATAGATCTGCCAGTCGTTTTTGACTACCTGTAATACTGATTGCGAGTTGAATGGTTTGATTTGTCATCATCAATTCCTATTGGTATTACAACAAATAAATAATAGCAATGCGTATTAACCATAGCAATAGCAAAACGTGTTTTGACCATCAATACGCAAGCGTATAAATTAAAACTTATGAAAAAAGAAACTCTTGCTGATCGCTTAAACCTAGCGATGGAACAATCTGGAATGTCTCAAGGCGCTCTTGCAAAGGCGTCTGGCGTAGCTCAACCCACAATCTGGAGACTGACAAGCGGCAACGCGCGCGGCTCAACAAAAATTGTTGAAATAGCTAATGCATTGGGTGTTCGAACAGAGTGGCTCTCATCAGGCATAGGCCCGATGAGAAATGACGGTCAACAATCAGGGAAGCCTACTGTCAACCATTCCAAATACTTCAAGATTGACGTTCTTGATATAGAAGTCAGTGCTGGGCCGGGTGTCATCAACCGTGAGTTTGTAGAAGTCCTACGCTCGGTTGAGTACTCGTTTGACGATGCTCGTCACATGTTCGATGGCAGGAAGGCAGAAAATATCCGCATCATTAACGTACGCGGTGACAGCATGTCAGGAACGATCGAACCGGGTGACTTGCTGTTCGTCGATATCGCCATCAAATCTTTCGACGGCGACGGGATTTATGCGTTCCTTTACGACGATACGGCCCATGTTAAGCGCCTTCAAATGATGAAGGATAAGCTGCTGGTTATCTCTGACAACAAGAGCTATTCACCATGGGACCCAATCGAGAAAGACGAGATGAACCGTGTATTCATCTTCGGTAAGGTCATCGGGAGCATGCCTCAGACGTACAGGAAGCATGGTTAAAACGAGACCAAAAGTGACATTACGGAAAAACAGCTACAGCAATGAAGCCTGTTGTTTTTCTTTAAACACGCTGTGTAGAACCGCTCTTTGAGATGCGGAGTAATGAGGTGGAAGACTTGAATCACGTAAGGGTTAGTGATGGAGCGCGAAGCAAGCAGCAGTAGTGCAATACCTAATGTCGTTGAAGTAATACGTCGCATCAATGAAGGTTCCACTCAGCCATTTCTTTGCAAATGTGATGATGGGCAGTTGTATGTTTTGAAATCTAAACCATCAATGCCCCCGAAAAATCTCTTAGCTGAGTTCATTTCGGCGTGCCTGGCTAATGATATCGGCCTTCCTTTACCTGACTTTAAAATCGTATTTGTACCAGAGGAACTTGTAGAGTACACACCTGATCTGCAGCAACAAATTTGTACAGGGTATGCTTTTGCTTCATTGTTCATAGACGGTGCAATCGCGTTAACGTTTACGCAGTCAAGAAACGAAATGATCATCCCAGTCGAACAGCAAAAATTAATCTATGCTTTTGATAAGTGGATATTAAATGCAGACAGAACGCTTACTGATAAAGGCGGAAACGTCAATATCCTTTATGACATCAGTAACGATAAGTATTATCTGATTGACCATAATCTATCATTTGATCAGAATGCTGGGCCTGAAGATTTTTCTGTACACGTGTACGGCCCGGGTAACCGCAAATGGCAGTATGATTTAGTGGATCGCGTAGAGTACCGCCAGAGGGTCGTTGACAGTTTACACAAACTTCCTGCTATCCTTGACGAAATTCCAGAGGAGTGGATAGTAGATGATGAGTTTTTACCTTTTGTCTGCACTACGCTAGGCAAAGGTGATTGTGATGAATTTTGGAGCGCAATAGAATGACAACTCCATGCCTATATAGCATCGTTCGCTATGCGCCTTATGCGGAGACTGAAGAGTTCGCAAACATAGGCGTACTTCTGTGCGCGCCAAAAGAAAATTACTTTGACTTCCATCTCACAAAGCGAAATGACTCTCGTGTAAAGAATTTCTTCCATGATGATTGCATTTTTCCCGTAGCAAAAGACTCAATACAAAGAGAACTCCAGTTCGCAAAAATGCATGCTACCCAGATTGTTGGACATCAACAACTTGCACAATTCTTCAGATATTTTACAAACAAAAAAGAATCAATTTTTCAGTTCAGCTCTACGAGAGTTATCCTCAGTGAAAACCCGAAAGAAGAGTTGGCTCGCATTTACAATAAATATGTAAACCACGCTGACTACACAAAAGAGCGCCGTGAAGATGTCCTAGCTAGAGAGCTAAAACGCAGTATCGATAGAATAGATGGATTGAAGAACGTCTTCAAACAAGCAACTATTGATGGGTATTTCGCAAAGTTCTCAATGCCATTGGTCGCCAAGAAGCACGACAGGATCCAATGTGCCATCAAACCTCTGGCATTCACTCAAACTGAACCCGGAAAAATGATGGAGCATAGTGATACTTGGGTGATGAGAATAACTCGAGCAGCAGAAGAAAACCTGCTTTCACTTGATGACATTCTATTCACAATTGAAACCCCTGAATCACCAAACTCAGGCCAAAGCAAAGTTATTGACATCATAAAGAGAACTATGGATGCTAAGAAAATAAATCATATACCTGCATCCAGCCACAAAGAAACTATTGATTTTGCAAAAAAAATACTTCCTCAAGTCTAAAATTTATTATTGTATGTGACATACCTTATCAACAACCCGGCCTTGCCGGGTTTTCTTTTGCCCTCCCCTCATCACACACCGTTCAAAAAACCACCACGACCTCACTTCAGTTATCGCTATGCGATGCAAGTCACAAAATTAATTCTTTTTGCTATCAAACATTTAATATCAAAACACATCAACTAATAGCAATAAGTATTGATATTACCAATAGCAATAGCTATTATCACCATATCGCAACAACACAACGATACGGCAACCACCTGATTCACCGTTGCGATGACCGCTTAGATCCGCAGCTTGAATTTCAGCAGGCTTCGGGGAGTGCGAGGGATGAAACGGACGCGTGAACGTCGGTGTGACCAGCTGAAATCAACTCAACATTTCATACCTTAGTCGCTTCAACGAGGCGGCTTAGTTATGACAACCGGCGGCCATCCACCGCCTGAATACGCGCAGAAGTCTTTATATGTTCAGCAGCCCAGCTTACGGGCAGGAGTTTTTATGGTTCATCAACATTACGGAACGCAGACCGTTAATCGCGGTGCGGTCATGCCAGGAATGCTGGTCAAACGCAAAGATGGTACCTGGACTGCATCAGCTAATTTACGCGGACGACTTTATCTGCATCGCGGCATTGAGCGCACTTATACCCGTGACTTGCTCGTGGAAGTTTTTCTCGACGGACGCGGCAACGGTCTGAATCACTAATCCCCTTTCCTGTTTTCCGAATCAGCCTGGCATTCCGCGGGCGATTTTTTCACAGCCATTTTCAGGAGTTCAGCCATGAACGCTTATTACATTCAGGATCGTCTTGAGGCTCAGAGCTGGGCGCGTCACTACCAGCAGATCGCCCGTGAAGAGAAAGAGGCAGAACTGGCAGACGACATGGAAAAAGGCCTGCCCCAGCACCTGTTTGAATCGCTATGCATCGATCATTTGCAACGCCACGGGGCCAGCAAAAAAGCCATTACCCGTGCGTTTGATGACGATGTTGAGTTTCAGGAGCGCATGGCAGAACACATCCGGTACATGGTTGAAACCATTGCTCACCACCAGGTTGATATTGATTCAGAGGTATAAAACGGATGAGTACAGCACTCGCAACGCTGGCAGGGAAGCTGGCTGAACGTGTCGGCATGGATTCTGTCGACCCACAGGAACTGATCACCACTCTTCGCCAGACAGCATTTAAAGGCGATGCCAGCGATGCGCAGTTCATCGCATTGTTGATCGTCGCCAACCAGTACGGCCTTAATCCGTGGACGAAAGAAATTTACGCCTTCCCTGATAAGCAGAACGGCATCGTTCCGGTGGTGGGCGTTGATGGCTGGTCCCGCATCATCAATGAAAACCAGCAGTTTGATGGCATGGACTTTGAGCAGGACAATGAATCCTGTACATGCCGGATTTACCGCAAAGACCGTAATCATCCGATCTGCGTTACCGAGTGGATGGATGAATGCCGACGCGAACCATTCAAAACCCGCGAAGGCAGAGAAATCACCGGCCCGTGGCAGTCGCATCCCAAACGGATGTTACGGCATAAAGCCATGATTCAGTGTGCCCGCCTGGCCTTCGGATTTGCTGGTATCTATGACAAGGATGAAGCCGAGCGCATTGTCGAAAATACCGCATACACTGCAGAACGCCAGCCGGAACGCGACATCACTCCGGTTAACGATGAAACCATGCAGGAGATTAACACTCTGCTGATCGCCCTGGATAAAACATGGGATGACGACTTATTGCCGCTCTGTTCCCAGATATTTCGCCGCGACATTCGTGCATCGTCAGAACTGACACAGGCCGAAGCAGTGAAAGCTCTTGGATTCCTGAAACAAAAAGCCACTGAGCAGAAGGTGGCAGCATGACACCAGACATTATCCTGCAGCGTACCGGGATCGACGTGAGAGCTGTCGAGCAGGGGGATGATGCGTGGCACAAATTACGGCTCGGCGTCATCACAGCTTCAGAAGTTCACAACGTGATAGCAAAACCCCGCTCCGGAAAGAAATGGCCTGACATGAAAATGTCCTACTTCCACACCCTGCTGGCTGAGGTTTGCACCGGTGTGGCTCCGGAAGTTAATGCTAAGGCGCTGGCCTGGGGAAAACAGTACGAGAACGACGCCAGAACCCTGTTTGAATTCACTTCCGGCGTGAATGTTACTGAATCCCCGATCATCTATCGCGACGAAAGTATGCGCACCGCCTGCTCTCCCGATGGTTTATGCAGTGACGGCAATGGTCTTGAGCTGAAATGCCCGTTTACCTCCCGGGATTTCATGAAGTTCCGGCTCGGTGGTTTCGAGGCCATAAAGTCGGCTTACATGGCCCAGGTGCAGTACAGCATGTGGGTGACGCGAAAAGATGCCTGGTACTTTGCCAACTATGACCCACGCATGAAGCGTGAAGGCCTGCATTATGTCGTGGTTGAGCGGGATGAAAATTACATGGCGAGTTTTGACGAGATGGTGCCGGAGTTCATCGAAAAAATGGACGAGGCACTGGCTGAAATTGGTTTTGTATTTGGGGAGCAATGGCGATGAAGCATCCTCACGATAATATCCGGGTAGGTGCGATCACTTTCGTCTACTCCGTTACAAAGCGAGGCTGGGTATTTCCCGGCCTTTCTGTTATCCAAAATCCACTGAAAGCCCAGCGGCTGGCTGAGGAGATAAATAATAAACGAGGGGCTGTATGCACAAAGCATCTCCTGTTGAGTTAAGAACGAGCATTGAGATGGCACATAGCCTTGCTCAAATTGGAGTCAGGTTTGTGCCAATACCAGCAGAAACAGACGAAGAATTTCATACGTTAGCCACATCCCTTTCACAAAAGCTGGAAATGATGGTGGCGAAAGCAGAAGCAGATGAGAGAGACCAGGTATGACAACCACTGAATGCATTTTTCTGGCAGCGGGCTTCATATTCTGTGTGCTTATGCTTGCCGACATGGGACTTGTTCAATGACACCTCAGCAAGAAAACGCCCTTCGCAGTATTGCCCGTCAGGCTAATTCTGAAATCAAAAAAGCCAGACAGCAGTTTCCGGATAAAAACGTCGATGACATTTGCCGTAGCGTACTGAAGAAGCACCGCGAAACGGTAACGCTGATGGGATTCACACCGACTCACTTAAGTCTGGCAATCGGTATGTTAAACGGCGTCTTTAAGGAACGGTGAACATGAAAAGCAAAATCTTCATGGAGCTACAGGCTCCTTTTTTATTATTCGCATTCACCCTCAAGCGTATTAACCAACAATTCAGGGATTAATGAAAGATGGCAGACATCATTGATTCAGCATCAGAAATTGAAGAATTACAGCGCAACACAGCAATAAAAATGCGCCGCCTGAACCACCAGGCTATATCTGCCACTCATTGTTGTGAGTGTGGCGATCCCATAGATAAGCGAAGACGCCTAGCCGTTCAGGGTTGTCGGACTTGTGCAAGTTGCCAGGAGGAGATCGAACTTAAGAACAAACAATGGGGATTGTGATGACCTCAAAGGAGCAAATTTCAACATCGTCCAACTGAGGTGTAAAAATGTTCAGAATCATTTTGCCTAACACCTGGTACGTCGACCACCACGGCACTCCCTGCAAAATCCTGCGTTCTAACCACAACAAAGTTCACTACATCCGAAAAGGCAGAACATGTATCGCCAGCATGTTCCGCTTTAATCATGACTTTGAACCTGTGAATAAAGCTGATGCAGATCGGATAGCAGAAGAGATCGAAACGGCAGAACACATTAAGAAGTTACGTGACATGCGTTCAAAAAGCAGAGGTAACCATGGAATCACACCGCCTCACACTCGATGAGGCATTTTCATTTATCAAGATATCCAGACCTACCATCGCCGCATCAATGCGGTTTTTTTATTGCCTGATTTGCAGGTTCGATTCCCTATTCGGAGATAGCACTCATGCAACACGAACTACAACCTGATTCACTGGTTGATTTGAAATTCATCATGGCTGATACTGGCTTCGGTAAGACCTTCATCTATGACCGGATTAAGTCCGGAGACCTACCTAAAGCCAAAGTTATCCACGGGCGAGCAAGATGGTTATATCGTGACCATTGTGAATTCAAAAATAAGCTCTTAAGCCGCGCCAATGGGTAAAATAGCGGGTAAAATATTTTTCACATCTAAAAAACACCATTCCAATCAATCCCCTGCCGCTTCAAGTAGATGTCTGCAGGGGACACCAGATACCCTTCAAACCAAATCTACCTTCATCCCGTAAACGATGGGTTTGGCAGCACACTTGCCCTATATCTACTCATTTTTACTGCAACAGGTTGAAATCTCAGCACTGTCAGAAAGCGCTGATGACTAAACAGCCTTGGGCCGGGCGATGTAACCATCACACAGAATCCTGATAGCGAAATATGGCGTGACTCGATACTTCACTCCGCAATGCATTCCTTGATGAATTCGCAGGCCCGTGATACACGCGACAGGTCGCTGAATGACGACAATGTCCTGGAAATCAGCGAACCGTGTATCCGGAGTACATTTGAGCGACTGTACCAGAACATGAATGAGGTGTTTGGATTAGGCGATTATTAGCAGGGCTAAGCATTTTAGTATTATTATTTTCCGGTTGAAGGATATGGAGATATCGACAACAACCGGAAAAAGTTTACGTCTATATTGCTGAAGGTACAGGCGTTTCCATAACTATTTGCTCGCGTTTTTTACTCAGGAAGAAAATGCCAAATAGCAACATCAGGCAGACAATACCCGAAATTGCGAAGAAAACTGTCTGGTAGCCTGCGTGGTCAAAGAGTATCCCAGTCGGCGTTGAAAGCAGCACAATCCCAAGCGAACTGGCAATTTGAAAACCAATCAGAAAGATCGTCGACGACAGGCGCTTATCAAAGTTTGCCACGCTGTATTTGAAGACGGATATGACATAAAGTGGAACCTCAATGGCATGTAACAGCTTCACTAATGAAATAATCCAGGGGTTAACGAACAGCGCGCAGGAAAGGATACGCAACGCCATAATCACAACACCGATAAGTAATGCATTTTTTGGCCCTACCCGATTCACAAAGAACGGAATAATCGCCATGCACAGCGCTTCGAGTACCACCTGGAATGAGTTGAGATAACCATACAGGCGCGTTCCTACATCGTGTGATTCGAATAAACCTGCATAAAAGACAGGAAAAAGTTGTTGATCAAAAATGTTATAGAAAGACCACGTCCCAACAATAAATATGACGAAAACCCAGAAGTTTCGATCCTTGAAAACTGCGATAAAATCCTCTTTTTTTACCCCTCCCGCATCCGCCGCTACGCACTGGTGATCCTTATCTTTAAAACACATGTTGATCATCATAAATACAGCGCCAAATAGCGAGACCAACCAGAAGTTAATATGGGGACTGATACTAAAAAATATGCCGGCAAAGAACGCGCCAATAGCATAGCCAAAAGATCCCCAGGCGCGCGCTGTTCCATATTCGAAATGAAAATTTCGCGCCATTTTTTCGGTGAAGCTGTCAAGCAAACCGCATCCCGCCAGATACCCCAGGCCAAAAAAGAGCGCCCCCAGAATTAAACCTACAGAAAAATTGCTTTGCAGTAACGGTTCATAAACGTAAATCATAAACGGTCCGGTCAAGATCAGGATAAAACTCATACACCAGATGAGCGGTTTCTTCAGACCGAGTTTATCCTGAACGATGCCGTAGAACATCATAAATAGAATGCTGGTAAACTGGTTGACCGAATAAAGTGTACCTAATTCCGTCCCTGTCAACCCTAGATGTCCTTTCAGCCAAATAGCGTATAACGACCACCACAGCGACCAGGAAATAAAAAAGAGAAATGAGTAACTGGATGCAAAACGATAGTACGCATTTCTGAATGGGATATTCAGTGCCAT